AAATTACTGCATTATCATAAATTTCTGCATTGCCAGAAATTACTGCATTGCCATAAATTCGTGCATTATCATAAATTTGTGCATTATCATAAATTTCTGCATTGCCAGAAATTACTGCATTGCCATAAATTACTGCATTATCATAAATTCGTGCATTGCCAGAAATTACTGCATTATCATAAATTCGTGCATTGCCATAAATTACTGCATTAGGCCCAATATATACTCTATCTTTAATATCTACAGTATTCGCTACCCATCCGCCACCATTTTCATGTTGATGGGCAGGAATCATACCACTACCAAAATCAAAATATGTTGTCATGTTAATAATTATCCTGATAATTTTTAATTTCTTTATCCGTTGCCCATCGAATATCAATAATATTGCCAGTTATCATCTTCGATGCCTGCTCTAAACTTCCTGCCATGAAATATTCAGTTTCAGTGACATAATCATAATCACCATTCTTATCCCTGAACCATTTAGTATAAATTGCATATACTAAATTCGCCATTGGCTTTCTCCTTGGCTGATATAAGGAATATAGGCTATTGAGGATCGAATGTCAAATTACATTTTATTCATGAAGGATAATAATTCTCGAAACAACCAACACAACAAAAGCGGCGCAAATCATCATAATGAGAATAGTTGCGGCTATCGCCAGGAATCCAATAATAATGATAAAGAGTCTTTTCCTCGTTACCACACTCATAACAGAATCGTGCGCTGCTCACATCTTTCTCACGAAAGAGAGTAACCCGATTGAAACCATCGTGGCGAAGCTGAACCCGGTTTGCCATCTGTCACTCTCCTGTGTGTTGAAAGGAATATATCTCAGCTAGTCATTATATGCAAGGGGTAATTCATTACAATTTCTTTAAGAGCCTTCAGTGTAGATGCACAAATAATAATCGGATATGCACCATATTTTTCCACAGAATATGAAAAAACATTCAGAATAGATTCTACCGCAGCATTAGCTTCTTCTATATCATCAAAATAAATCGGATCAAAATATTTATCATCCGCACGCAAAAGATTGCTGCCATTTTTTTGGGTCATATTAGATGCATCATCGGAATACCAATAAACCGATGATCCGGCAGCGCGGCCGGGAGTAAAATTGACTGCATAAAACATGACCACTATTTCCTCTGTTATGCAGGCATAATATAATCAATTAGCATTGAAGTCAATACAAACTTTCTTGATTACAAAATATTTAGAATATTCTTGCCAATCAATCCATTTTTCCGCTGCCTCCCTTGTTTCAAAAATTTGACAAAATTTCTTTTCTTGATTCGGGCGATCAATAAAAATCATAAAAAATTCACGCATTAATATTCTTTCATATTAAGATTTATTTAGAGGCGAATCCAATCGAATTTGCTAGACACTCACGATTATAATACAAATATTCCATTGCGATATCATAATACATTTCAGCTTTATCATCATTATTTTTATACAATTGCTGAGAAAAATCACAAAAATCAACATATGCATTAATAGACTTTTGTGCTTCTTTCATCCAGACTCGAAACATTTGTAAATCCTCATTCCGTTTTGTTGAAACTGTTATAACCCGATCAGGCTGCCTTGTCAACGGAAAAATGATGATTTTCAAAAATTTCCAAAATATCGCCTTTCTCATTTGTAATACGAAAAAACTTGACACGGCGAAAATTTGCACCATAGTATCCAGTCTTCAAATCATGATACCAGAATGTCCGCTTATAATTCTTACCTTCCCACACTCGTTGTCCATTAAGATTGCCCAAAATCTGAGCATGTTCGTTATACCAGCATTCAAGATATACCTTCACGTGTATTTCCCTTTCCGATATAATGAATATACTCAATTTTAGTCAGATAATCAAGTTAAATCTTTGTAATTGTAATGCTGGATGCAATCTTATTAAAAACATATTGTCCGGTTTTTTCAATTTGATTAATATTTGGATTAATAATAATTACATCTCCAATATTAACCATATCAAAAATAGAATTAAAATAACCTTCACTATTGATAGTGTCAATATCATCTGATGTCTTATAATGCCAGTGAGTAAAACCATTAGCATATGAAAGAACAGAAATATTACGAATCTGAAAAGCCATGATTTATTTCCTTTTTACCATACTGATTATAAATGAATTTATCGGCTTTGTCAATATTAATTATATGATATTTTTGTTCCTCAATCAGGTTAGCAATATTATTGCGTATTTCATTAATGTAATACTTGAACAATGGTGTCATAAAAATTAAACATTCAATTTATTAATTACAGACTTTTTACCATTGCCATGAACCGGAAAACCAATAATTGATTTTCTGTTAGACTTCGCACAAAGCCCACATGACATGCAATTAACATAATCACTTGTTGTTGCCGGGCAAACAATAACCTTTCTGCCCGCTGGAGTCAAGGTATTTTTATGATCATTGACGATTACCACAATAGGTGCAATACCAATATCACTCAATTCATCAGCATGTGCAAGTGAATTTGCAGAAAGATTTATAGTAAATTTATTGTTATTTGCATTCCTGATAATTTCCTGATTTTCAGGAATACTAGCATCATGATGGGTATAAGTAAAGCCTCTTTTTCCCATATTAGCAATAATTAATCTCTTAACCTTATCTTGATTAATTACACCATTTTCATAGGGCAAGTCACCGGCCTGATTATGTCTCCACAAGGTATTCATAGGAATGGCATTAGATACCTTATCGCAAAAGGCTTCCCACGCCATTCCAGCCTGTTCTACACGCCGCCAATAGATAGCGAGCGGCCCATATTCGGCATAGCATCCTGAAGCCTTCAGGGGGCACGTATTAGGGCAAGAATCCTTATGGGTAGTGGAAACAGGAATAGGGCCGGTTTTCCGATTAGATGAAAAAAGATTTAGAGTTACCTTCATGATCCTATTCCTTTCTGATATATTATCAAGCAGCCTTGCGAATATTTGTTACATTATTCTTCTTGCTTGCCTTCTTCTTAGGCAGAATTTCAATTTCCTCAATTACAGGCTTTACATTAAGGCGGATAATCGTAGCAACCTGCGCTGCCTTCATAAGAACCGTATTAGATACGTTTTCCTTCAGAATGTCAATATTAAATGTCGTGCGATCATAAGATGTGGTTACAATCTTATGATGTGTGCCAATAAATCCATCAGCACTGGAATTTTCCTTAATATATTCCTTTAGCCCATCCAGCTTGCGAGTCAGACTATCAATCTGATCCTTAATAAAAAGATAGTTATTAATAACGTCATCATTCTGATTAGACATTTTGTTTTCCTCTGGTGATAGAAACATCATAGGCGTTTCTGTTAGGCTAGTCAATGGTTTTATCGTGAAGAAAATGCAATCAATTCGCCATTCATTTCCGAATACATATCAAAAAGAAAAGGATAGGCTGGATTTGTAGCATGTGGATACCGATTTAGCAAGCTACAAATCATAAAATTTAGCATAGAAATATGTTCATCGGTATTCATTTTTATATTCCTTTCTGCATATGTTTTAGCCTATCGGAATACCAATGTCAATATTAAAATTTGTATGGAATCAAATTATTATCTAGGGCAAATTCTTCCGCCGCTTCCTTAAATTCATTTAAGAAATTTTCATTTTGCGAAAGATTATCATGCAACCGTAATTGAATGAAATTTAAAAAATTTTCGTGATCCTGATGGATTGACATATACCAATCACGAAAACGGCATTGATATTCATTCAAATTAGTATTAAATTTAAAATTTCTCCCGAAAATAAATCCGATAGATGCGCTCTGATTTCCCTCATCAAAAATTGATTTTCGATAAATGGAATCTGGAATAAGATGGCCAATTGCACATCTAGACCCACCATCAGCACGATAAACACAAATACCATCACGCAAAGATGTCTTACCTTGTTCAATCATCTTTTGACAAACGTAATCATAAACCTTTTGCTTTGTGTCAAGACGTTCAAAAAGCATTTTTGTCATTTATTAATCTCCTTTGCTATGAGAAAGATTCTATATCCTTTCTCATAGCATGTCAAGATAAATTAAATGTAACGAAACGCAGATAGCTTCAGAAAATAAGAAATATCATTGCGAGTTTCCATCAATTCACGCGCACGGGATTGCATAATTGCGAGAGCATGTTGCATAGATGCATCCTGATTTGCGGAATTATACTTCTTTAGACTCTTAATTGCTTGCTGCGTAAGGCGATAATCCCGCCTCCATTCAATAAGCCAATCAATTGCCCACCTATTCAATTCCTTAATTTCTTGGGGAACCATAACAGGCACCATAGGATCGTGACCAACGGAACGCCAATCCGATGCAACGGAAACACACTTAGCAAGATTACCATCATACATATTTAAAAACTCCTTAATTCTATGCCGTGGGTTTGTTTATATCACGGCATAGAATATTTGAAAAGTTAAAAAACGGAAATTTGTTCTTCCTGTGGAAGAGGAGGCTCTAGGGTAGGTTCAACATTAGGCGGCATTAATTCATTTTCATATTGAATAACCATTTCTCGGTATGCCTCGGGAATTTCCAAATGATTGCGCCAAAGGATAGGCTTATTTCCTGATGCCGCCCAATGTGTAGCGGCGGCCCTGCCCAATTCATACATATATTGGAAACTAGCCCGATTACGCTCATATTGGCTGGAATAACCCAATCCTAATGTCTTATCATTCCAGCCTTGGCGCGCGGCGGGATAGCGACTAGGATGAAAAAGATTATTTTTAAAAGTATCCTTAACCTTAACAAATCGGCCATTAGTAGCCGGATCAAAAGCCTTTACCTTCTTAGGACGTGCCATTGTCAATCTCCTTTGCTGATAAAAAGAATATAGTCTAGGCAGGCCGATTTGTAAAGTTAAAAAATTGTTAGGCGGCAATCTTATTAATTAGACTGCTATGAACTTTATTGATAATATCAACCGCCTTTGTGTATTCATCCATGAGAATAATATTAGACTGCTTTGTGCGAATACGATAAGGAACAATCTTGTTACCAAGAGTCTTTCGCATTAGTGAAGCAATAACATAAACGTATTGCGGAGTAATTGCCTGAAAATTAGCAATATTCTTGACCTTTTCGCCTTCATGCCACTGGCGAATAACATTCATATAAAGATTAAAAGTATTAGGACGCATGGCCATCTTAATAATCCTATTTAATTTTAATGTCAATAGAAAATTTGGTGGCAGGATTTTTTATTTCCTGCCACCATAAAACATTAGGCAGCCTCGGCCAGTACTTCCGCCGCATTGCTATCATCGTCGTCATCGGCGCGCATAGCATCAGCGGCATGGGCAATGCAATTCATTGCCGCTCGCATACCGGCAAAGAAAGCATTAGCCTCCTCCACCGTCATACCGTCATTAACCAAAACAACGCCGGAACCGTTATGAATAGTCACGTCAAAAAGGGTGCGGGCATTGCGAAGCATATTGCTGCGATGGATATCCACCACAATGTTATCATCGTTAAGAACGGCGGCAAGCATGTCACCAGCCTCGCCCGCCTTAATCACAAGAATTTCATGGCTCTTAACAACGCGAATACGATCAGTCGCCTTAACAGTGATATTGGACATTTTGATAACCTTTCTGTGTGTGTTGCGATAAGCGTTATATAAAGTTATCGGCGCCGTTTGTCAAACCTTTTTTTATCCATCGGCTATTAGGTTTTCAGCCGCCGTCGATGAAAGGAATATAGTTTTATCCCGCCGAAACGTCAACAAAAAAATTGCATCCGACCAAATTTTTTATGATAGAACAAACCGCGAACAATAATCGGCTCTGTGCGGCCCTATATATAAGGTGTCGATCCCGCATGAAAAATGCCGATAAGCCATTGAAAATATTGATGATTTTGGAAAAATCGCATGGGGTGAATTTTTTTGTTGACGGGTCATTTTTCTGCCAGTATACTAGCACCTGTGCAAAATGAAAATTAATGAAGGAAAAAATTAAAATGAGTTTAAATGATGATGATGATCGACTATCAAAAAAATTTGTTCCCTTACCATTATTTAAATTGCCTGAAGGTTTAGGGAATTACGTCAATGCAACATATGACGATTTTGTTAATGTTTCAAATAAAGCCATGGTTGCTCCCTTTCATATTCCAGAACATAATGTAATATATTACATGTCATACATGTCTGGAACATTTTTAGGTCAATTAACCAATGTTTTAAAATATTTAAGTGATAATAATATTTCCTATCCTGATATGGATAAACTTGTTAATATAATTGATCGTGTTGAATTTGATGCAATCAATACGTTAATTATGATGGAAAATAATTCTAATGCTGCAAAAGAAGCAGAAAATGAATTAAATGATATTTTAAATAAATTTAAATCTGATAAAAAATAGTGATGTATTGACTCATACAAATAAGTATGAGTCTTTTTTTTAGGAAATATTTTAATGTGGCCATTTAAACAAAATAAAAATGACGATAATAAAAATGACGATAATAAACATAACTATGAAAATAATTTTGTAGAAATTTATAATAATAAAGTTAAAACATTTAAAATTAAAATTGATAAAACAGATAACTTTTTAAGTATTTTTTATACTTATGCTAATATGCGTGGTGATGTTATAGTTAATATTAATGAAATTATCGCAATTCAAGAAGAAATTAATTATACAATTGATTTATCCGATGATATAGTAAAAATTTTATTAAAAGATGGAATGCATATTGCCTATCGTGTTCCATATAATCATGGAAATTTTTTAATTGATGCTATTTGGGAAAAAATTAAGGAAAAGTAATATAACTTTGCTTGATTATTCCGCCGTCCTGGGTTAACTTTGCCTTGTTCAACAACAAAGGTTTTAATTATGACAAATACTCTTAGTAAGAATGCTCAGAATGTTCTTGCGCGTCTTAGTAAGAATGGCAATCATCTACAGATTGTCAGAGAAAATTCTTCCCGTTCTATCGAGAATATCCCTGTTTTGCCGCCTGTTAATGTTAAGCCTGAAACAGATGAACAAATTGAAAAGCGTATTGAGGAACGTTTTGCAATTTATCGCCAGCTAATCAAGATGACAATTGCCGGTGATAGCCGCTCTCTTATCGTCAGTGGTCCACCGGGTCTAGGTAAGACGTTTGATCTGGAATCTGCCCTAGAAGATGAATATGGTGAAAATTATCATGGTATGATTACCAGTGGTTTTATTAGGCCAACTGGTGTTTATCGTCGTTTATATGAGAATCGTGAGCGTGGCCAGCTAATGGCTATTGATGATACTGATTCTGTTTTGGAGAATGTTGATTCGCTTAATCTCATGAAGAAGGCATGTGACACTATTGATCGGCGTTTTATCTCATGGGGCAGCGAAACTACCATGCGGGATGATGAAACTGGTGATAAGTTGCCTACTCGTTTTGAATATTGTGGTTCGCTAATTATTTTGACTAATAATAATCTTGATGATATTGTAACCAAGGGTGCAAAGAACGCTGATCATATTTCAGCTATGATTTCCCGCAGTCATTATATTGATCTTGGTATGCGAACTAAGCGAGATTATTTTGTTCGTGTCCGTCAAGTAATTCGTAATGGTATGCTTGATGATATTCTAAGTCAGGATTCTATTACTGAAGTAGTTGATTATATTGAAACTAATCTTGATAGATTGCGTGAAGTATCTTTGCGTATTGCCCATAAGATTAGTAAGACTATGGTTTCTGCTCCTGCAACATGGGATAGTATTTGTAACGCAACATGTTGTAAGCCAGTTCGTTAAAAATTATAATGGGCGGGTAACTAATACCCGCCCTAACTTTTTTACGGAAATTTAAAAATGTATGATTTTGAAAAATTGAATAGTAAACAAGAAATTTATAATTATGTTTGTGAAAAACTCTGGAAACAGGGTGAGCGAAGTATGATTAAAAATCCTGCATATAATAAGAAAAATATTCTTACTGGTGAACAATTTATTTGCGCTTATCGTGGTGATGGTGGACGAAAGTGTGCTATTGGATTTTTGATTCCTGATAATTTTTATAATCCGCGAATGGAAACAAAAAGTTTTATGTCTTTGATTGATTATATTCATAAAATATATCCAATTAATGATACAAAATATGAAAATTTTATTCTTTTTTTAGAAAATAATGAAATTTTTCTTAACTCAATACAATTTAATCTTCATGATACTTTATATAATTTTAAAAATAACTTTAAAATTGTGGCTACTGAATTTGCCGGGAAAAATAATCTTGTTCCCTATGCATTTTCTGATTGACATATCAGCCATTGAAGGGTAATATCTATTCATGAAAACTTATCAAATTCAAATTAACACAAATGGTATTTGGACTACAGTATCAAATATTGGTAACTTTGGTCTACAACGTGAGGTAGATTATTGGGCTAATCAAACTGGCAATCCTACGCGAGCAATTGATTATAATGGTTGTGTAATGGCGATGGCATATCCATCCTAATATTATAGGAAATAATAAAATGAATAATATTCAAGAAGCATATGATATTATGTGTGAAAAACTCTGGTATCAAAATGGTCTTAGTCTAGACACTAATACTGATGATATCTGTCTTTATAGAAGCCAAAATGGTAATTGTTGTGCTATTGGTCATCTTATGGCTGATGATATCTATAATAATATTTTTGAGGGTAATGTTGTTGACGATTTGATTGATATTTTTTTATCTGTTAATGAAGATTCAACAGAATTTATGGATTCTGAAATTCTTACATCACAGAAACATATAGATTTTTTTAAAACATTGCAAAATAATATTGATTTTTATAAAATGGTTCAAACATATATGCATGATGATTATTCTTTTTCACATATACAAGAAAAATTTCTCACATATCGAGATTTTTTGGTAAAAGGCGCAAATGCAGTTGCTTCGGAATATAAGCTAATTCCATTTGATTTTTCAAAACTTAGGCAAGAATAAAATGATTATTACAAATAATATTAAAGAATTTCGATCTAAAATGTTTGAAGTATGTGATATAATTGAGGAATTAGATAATATTGCTTTTAAAATGAATCATGATGAAAAACTTTATATTTCTGAATATTTTGATGCTCACATTCATGATTTGAAACTTCGTCTGGCAGAAATTTTTGATTGGGGATGAAAAAAATGCTTGACCCATGAAGGAAATAACGATAGAGTGCCTTTATCGAAAGTGAGGAACCAAACAATGACTATTGAATGTGAACGTTGCCGGGATACAGGGTATATTACTATAACAAATGATTATACCTCTCGTTATGTTTGTGCTAGATGGTCACCTGATTATGCGAAGAACGTGGCCGGTAGTTATTGTTATGAGTGTAATGCTTCTTACTCTGAAAGAAATAAGGTATTAGGGGCCGAATTAATGCGAGCGTATCCTAGTTATGCTGCTCTTGATCGTTGTTTTAACGAGAAGGGTAATCTAATTTTTAATCCTTGGGGGAATCCCCAACATGAATGTTATAGTATTCTTTTTGACGATGACGATGGATTTCTAAAAAATAATTATGAATATCGTGAATATATTTTGGCACGCAATTTTCCTATTGACAGCGATGCGGTAGGATTGTATCATGCGGATATTCTAGCGAATAACACAAGTGGTCATTATCCTACAATTTATTATTTTCGTTAAATAAGTATTAAAAGCTACCCCAAGTGGCGAAATTGGTATCCGCGAAAGACTCTGGATGATTGGCGGAATTGGTATACGCGAAGGTCTTAAAAACCTTTGACTTTAAGTCATATCGGTTCGATCCCGATATCATCCACCATTTTTTTATTTTTGTGTTTTGTCATATTTCTACCACAATAATTATCTGTCTGTAACTAAAAGAAGTGTTGACAGCATCAATCAATTGTTCTACTGTATAGGTATAGCGTGACTTCATAATAAAACTCCCTAATATAGGAATATATAGTAACAAAATCTCTGGTGGTGAAATTGGTAAACACGAATTTCTCAAAAAAATTTCCGAAAGGTTGTCGGTTCGAATCCGACCCAGAGAACCAAAATTTATAAGTTACGGCGTATAGGTTAATGGTAAACCCCCTGTCTTATAAACAGGTCATCGGCAGATAACCGAGAAATGTTGGTTCGAGTCCAACTGCGCCGACATAGAGCATAGAATTATATGAATAGCAATGACAATAAGACTATTTCATATAATTCTATGTTATGATATTATTAAAATATATAGGAGATTATAATGTCTGATGAAGTATTTGAACTAAAATATCATAGTGCAATGCCTAATTGGTGTAAAATCGTTGGATTAGATATTAAAATTGTTCCTGAATGGGAAGGCGGCGGTTTTATGGTTCGCCGCGATCAAGCCGAACAAATCGTCAGAAATTCTCTTATTGTTAATTCTCTGAATGAAAAAAATAACATTTGATTCTAAACAAATATCATCAAATATTATTAATAAAATTTAATAAAAAAGGAAAATAATAATGGCAAAAAAGACTGGACATGGACGCCGAAAAATTGGTAGTAAAAAGCGCAAGAAAATGTGGAGAAACCGTAATAAATAAACGATTGACATAGATAATAATATCATCTAATATTCTTGTATTGTAATTCAAAACAAAGGAAGTTAAGCTATGACTACCGAAAATATTATTGATGAAAATCGCCCAACTAAGTCTCGTGTTGGTATCAAGAACATTAAGTTTAATAATAGTGGAACGAATGGTGCTTCGCATCGTAAAGGTGCAGTAGCCCGAAAGGTTCGCCATGAACGTAATATGCGGGCGCGTGCTGAACTGTATTCTAAGTTTCAGGGCCGAAATAGCGGTGGCGCTGCCGATGCCGCAGAATTTCATTCTGGCCTAAAGGCTATTAGCCTCGGTCTAACATAGTAAATTATAGGGGCTTAATCGCCCCTATTTTTTTATGGATTTTTTAATGAAAAAGATTATTATTATCATTGCTCTAGGGCTTTCTCTTGGTGGCTGTTATGCATATCCCCCAGGAACATATGGCACCGCCCCTGTATATGTGCCATATCGCCCACCGCCACCTATCTACTTTGCTCCTGCTTGGCGGTATGGGTATGGATGTTGTTATAGAAGGTATTGGTAACACGAAATTAATTTGACAAAAATGTATAATACCTATATAATCCCTTTATCAAAACAGATAGAGGGATTTTTTTATGTCTAAGCGTCTGTTCACTATCAAGATTATTTCTAATAATATTTCTCGGCGTAATCCTATTAATCGAGAAATGTGTAGCAATCCACAATATCGTTCTAAAATCGAACGTAGCAAAGTTGTTTATACTCGCAAGGGTCGTAATAATAAATTTCTGGAAAGTTAACCCCTAATGCAAATAGGGCTTGATGTAATACTCATACTGGACTATATTTTCCTTCCCATGATGTAATAACAGGAGTAAGAAATTATGTTTCAAGTTATTGTATATGATTGTTCAGGAAATACACCTCTAATTGTAGATCGTTCTAATTTTAATAATGAAGAATGTGCATGGTCTTGGTATGATTATTGCTCCAATAATTCTCTTAATATCAAAGGTAGGAATATTACCAAAAAGCGTGTAGAAGTGAAAGTATTCAATGATTAATTATATTAAACATTATTTAATTCTAATTTTTTTATCTATTCCCTGTTTTTTGTATTTTATTATTTTATAGATAAATTTCATTTTAAATTTTGGGAATGGGTTTTACTTGGAATTAATTTTGCTATTTTTTTCTCTATTTTTAATATTGAACCAGAGAAAGACAATGATGACATTAGAAAATAAAGTAACAATTAGTATACTTTATGCATTTTGGTTAATAGTTTCTACTATTGATTATATTTTTATTAAATATTTAATGGATAATATTGTTGATTATATTTTAGCAATTATATTTAGTTTTAGTATTGTCTATGCATTTATTATTTTAATTGCTGAAATTGAAACAGATAATTATAAATTTAATCTTTATCTTATGAGTAAAGATGTAAGATGAAGATAGTTATTGCTGGATCAAGATCAATCATTAATTATGATTTATTGGAATTTGCTATTTATAGATCAAAATTTGTAAATATTACAGAAGTAATTAGTGGAAAAGCTAGTGGTGTAGATTTTCTTGGTGAACAATGGGCAAGAAAAAATAATATTCCAATTATAGAATTTCCCGCAAAATGGAATCTTTTAGGTAAACGCGCTGGTTATGAAAGAAATAAAGAAATGGCACAATATTGTGATGGTGCTATTATTTTATGGAATGGTATTTCTAATGGAACAAAAAATATGGTCGAAAATTTAGAAAAATTATATAAACCATATTATAGATTAATTTTTAATGAAATGTATTATGGATAATAAAAAGCAGGATTAGCGTAAAATAACTAATCCTGCTTATTTTTTTTTTATTGTTTCAATATGGAACGTAATTTCCATGCAAATTTAGTATGAATTTCTAATCTTGCGCTAAGAAAATTTACAACTTCTTGTAGATTCTCTTTGGTTGCAGCATCAATACCTTTTCTTAAATCATCAATAATGATATCATTATCAGATTTTAAAAATTGAATCATCATATCAGCAGAAGGAACTTTTGTTTCTTCTTTTACATTTGATAATTCCATGAATCGTGAATATGAACCAGGAGCATATTTATCACATGATCTAATAATTTCTGCAATATCATCAATTGCCCCAAATAAATCATTATAAATTTCGCCAAATAATTCATGTAATTGAATAAATTCTCTGCCTTCTACATTCCAATGAAAAAACCATGCTTTTAAAAAATATGTAAAACAACTTGCCTGAATTGTTTTAAGTTCATTTACTGTTAATTGCATTATAAATAACTCCCTTTATATTATATTATAATTTATTTATGATTTTAGTGGCCTACATTTTTTTCTTGACATGCCGACATAACTCTCCTATATTACCCCTACCACATGAAGTGGAAATAACTAATGAAAGGATTATATAATATGAATATTGATACTATCTCTGTTACCACACGCCTACTAAACGCTCTACAAGCTGGCCAAATTCTTACTCCTCGCCAAATTGCTTCGCGTTTTAATGTTCGCAATCCCCGTGATCTAGTATATCGTCTGCGTAACGATGGTTATCGTATTAATACTGTTGAAGTAACAAATTCTAAAGGAATTACTCGCCGTAAATATGTAATGGCCTGATTAAATAACTAAATATAAGTGCTATCGCTTAACGTAAAAAGGGTAGCACTTATATCAACCTTGCTTTTTAGGAGGAAAAAATGAATACACTAATTCCAAATAATTTTGGAACTTTTACTGTTGGTTTTGATGATGCTCTTGCAATGTTCAAAGAACTAGCATTTAATCCATTTCCTACAGTTAAATATCCACCATATGACATCGTTCAAGTTGATGATAAATCATATAAAATTGATGTTGCAATTGCTGGATATGATCCCACTTCAATTGAAATTACTACCATTAAGAATGAATTGGTAATTGAAACTATTGGGGAAAGTAAAGAACAAGAACAAAAATATCTCCATCGTGGTATTGCCAAACGATCATTTAAACATAAATTTCTTCTTGCTGATAATGTACGAGTAAAAGATGCAGATTTTCTTAATGGTATTCTTACAATTAGTTTAGAGAAAATTGTTCCTGAAACAGAACAACCACGTAAAATTCTTATTGGTAATAGTAAGAAAACAAAACCAGTTTTGCTAAAGGAACAACAATAATAATGAATCTATTTAATACTATTATGAGGCGAATTAAAACTCGCCTCATTTCTTTTGTTGAACGTGAACGTATGTTTAATGAAATGAGTAAATTATCTGATCGTGATTTAAATGATATTGGTCTTACACGTTCTGATTTAATGTATAAACTTTACAATAAACACTAACACACAAGGACACTTATATAATGAATGGTTATGAAATCCGTCTTACTATTCTACAGACAGCAGTAGATATTTTAATGAATGAATATAATGTAAAAACCGGGGTAATTGATCGGATTTATAATTCCAACAGTAAATATCTTCATATTAAAGATAGCAATCATTTTAAAACTCTTATTTCAGAATTTAATGCGCCATCAAATGCTGAAATTATTAGATTAGCAAATTCTTTATATGAAGATTTTATTGAGAAAAAATAATGTTCATTAAGAACAAATATAAAGTCGGCCATATTTATTACGCCCCGCGCGTATATCCTAATATAAAAAAAGAAACTAAAGTAATTGATGGCAAAATTTATATTCATGAAGAACCAATTCTAGAAATTGTAATTAAAAAAAGAATAATTGATAAAATATTAATTACAATTACTGATAATAATGTTAAAATTAATTATTATGGTAGAGATTTTAAAGATTTTTTGAATATGGATTATGAAAAACATGTTGCCGAAAATGATTTAAAGTTTACAAACGAAAAAACTTCACATAAATTTGCGGAAAATTGGTTAAAAAAAGAAAAGAAACCATATTATGGCTAATCAAATATTTTTAGATTCGGATGGCGTTCTATTTGATTTTGATAGCCATTTCATGACTATGAGTGGTGGTATTCATCCGCGCCAATTTCCAGACGATGAATTGTGGAAGATTGTTAATGCAAATGAGAATTTTTGGATTACAATGCCTTTAATGCCCGGTGCAAGAACATTACTAGAACATGGAAAATTACATGGTCCAATTCTTCCAGTTGTAATCACTGGTTGTCCCCGTTCTAACTTTGATTTTGTTGCCGAGCAAAAGAAACGTAAATTCAAAATCTATTTTCCTGATATTGAAATTGTAACTTGCCTATCACGCGATAAACCCTTGCACATGAAAAATCCCGGTGATATACTCATTGATGACTTCGCAAAAAATATTAAACGATGGGAAAAGGCCGGTGGTAAAGGTATTCGTTATTATAATTACAAACAAGCTATGAATGAGTTGATGGTAATTACTGAAAATGCAAAATGATTCATTATGGTTTACATGGGAACCATACAAAATCTTGAATAAATTTGGAATCGTGTCTGATGATGAAAAATCTTTTAAGGCACGATCCTATGATTTAGAAAATTTTTTTGATGGTGATATTTCTGGCTGGTATTATATTGCTAATGCAAGCGATGGAACCGACGAAGCTATTAAATGGATTTTAGGACCAATTTCTGCATATTTAAAATCAATAAAATATCCTAGTTCAAAAATAAATCGTCTTTTACGTGCGCCGGATTTATATGCATTTGTTGATTATCTGAAAACTGGTAAAATTGATAGGGCTTTTGCTAAAGATATTTTAATTGAATTAATTGAACATGATAAAATTAAAATAGTTGATGATGATATAGTTTTAATGCAGGGATATGAGATTCTTGATGAAATTATCTCGCAACCAAAGTATAAGTCTCTATCGAATGATGAAGTTGATGTAGTAATTGAAAAGATTATCGCCGCCAATTCTGAAAAATTTGCTAATATCTCTAATGAACCAAAATTAACACAATGGTTTGTTGGGCAAATTATGAAAGAATTGAAAGGTAAAGCCAACGGTCAATTAGTGACACAAAAATTAAAGGATAGAATAAATGGATTACAGTGAAAAAAATTATAATCTAGAAATGGAATTACGGCGCGTTCTGAATAGTTTCTGTCAGGAAAATGAATCCAATACACCTGACTGGATTCTTGCTGTATATGTTCTAGATTGTCTCGATGCATTTAATCGCGCCGTGAATGATCGTGAACGATATTACGGGCGAGGAAATTTTTCTCTGGCTGCAATTGTGGATTCCGATATTGTAAGTAAAGATGATCCGAAACATGATTAATTATATTTTTGTTATGCTTATTTGGGCCGGTGGCGTAAAGAAATACGCAAAGGAAAATGCACCACAACCCGCAATGACAGTAGAAATGGTAGATTGAAAATGACAAAGAATATTGCCGAAACAATCGAAACAGCACAAATTCGCATCGCACAACTCCGTCAAGAAATTAGGACGATGTGTGAAAATATTTTTATGGAAGTCAAGGATGATTTCTTTAACAAATATCCACAAGTAAAGACCATTTATTTTGCAGCATACACACCATATTTTAATGATGGTGATCCATGTGAATATGGTATTAGGGGTGTTAATTTTTCCCCCAATAGTTGGAAAATTATTACAAGTTCAAATCATGATTATGAGGTTGAAGATACTGATGAAGAAGATTATGAGGAAGGTGAGGAACGCCCAATGCATGATTTTAACAGTTATTATCAAAAGGAAGCTGGATACACTATCTCTGATGAATTTAAGTCAGATATGAATGCATTTGATAGATTTCTTTCACGTAATGAAGATTTTTGCCTAAGTGCATGGGGGGATCACGTTTTTGTTCGCATTCATCGCGATGGCATTGAAGTAGAAGAACACGAACACGATTAATATATTCTTAAACAATTTATATATTTACAGTAAAAATTTTTAATATATTAAAGAATGGTTAAGAAATTAAATGTATAATATTGAAGAAAAAATTGATAATATTTTATCTATTCTAAATGATCTAAAATATCGTATTGGTGAAATTGAACGTCGAACGGATGATACAGATATTGACATTTATGATTTAAAGAATGATATTTCTGAAATGAAAGATACTATTACTGAATTAAAGGAACCAACAATACCATGATTTCCACATTTTTTGCTGTTTATTTGACGATTGCCGGTGTAGTTACTGGTGATTCTCTCATTCGAGAATTAAAGAATGATTCATTTTGCCAGGATGCAATTAAAGAAGTTCTGTTAATGAATGAAGTTATTGCTAAACAAGACCCAACTAAACGCCTTGTTGCTATTTGTGCGATTCAAATGAATTAATAATGACCGATACTAATTACTCAATTGAATCATTAAAAAAATCCGCTTTTTCCCATGAACTAAAGAATAATTTTGAATATGACCAAACGTTGACAGAAGATGAACGTTTGGTCATACAATCGTATTTTGACAAACGCCTCAAAGAGATTGATACTGGCCTTAATGAAAGATAAGGAATTTATGAATGCGTAAACTTGCAACAATTCGTAAAATTAACAACATTTTTCCAATTCCAGAGGCAGATGCAATTGAATGTGCTGTTGTTGATGGCTGGGAAGTAGTGGTAAAGAAAGATGATTTTTCTGTTGGTGATCACTGTATCTATCTAGAAATTGATAGTTGGGTTCCAACTGATCTTGCACCTTTTCTTTCAAAAGGAAAAGAACCGCGCGAATATATGGGAATTAAGGGCGAACGCCTAAAGACTGCACGAATGAAAAAGCAATTATCCCAAGGTCTAATTCTCAAAATTGATGATTTCCCGCAAGTTAAAGAATTGTATGATAATCTAAATCTTGTCACTTCTGACACAGATGAAAATTATGATGTAAGTGAATTGCTTGGTATTATCAAGTGGGAACCAGAATTGAACGCGAAACTTGGCGGTCGTATTCGCGGTAATTTTCCATCGTTCATTCCTAAGACTGATCAAGAACGTATTCAGAATCTTACTCGTAAGCTAGAATACTGGAAAGAATATTCAAAGGAATTTTCCCTGTGGGAAGTTTCCGAAAAGCTAGATGGTAGCAGCATGACTGTTTATATTAATGCTGATGATGACACATTTCATGTTTGTTCCCGCAATCTAGATTTGGAATGTGATGAAAACAATGCATTTTGGCGAGCGGCAATTAATCAGAATCTAAAAGAAAAACTTCAAACCATGAATAATCTCTATGGTGGAAGTCTTGCACTTCAAGGCGAATTGATTGGTGAGGGTATTCAAAAAAATCCATACAAAATGCATGATATTAAATTTCGTGTTTTTGATATCTATGACATTCAAAATGTATCGTATGTTCCATCACGTATGAGGGAATTGCTGTGTGTTGGTGGTAATATTGAACAGGTTCCAATCATTGACGCATATTGGTTAATGCCAAGGGATATTACAGTGGCGGGTTTGCTAACTCTGGCCGAGGGAAAATCGGTTCTAAACGAAAAAACCGAACGTGAGGGATTGGTATTTAAAAATAAAGTTTATCCTAATCTCTCCTTCAAAGCTATTTCCAATAAATTCCTTTTAAAGAATGATGGTTAATTAAAATAAAATATCACCAATTTTATTTTGAAACAGATAATGTAGGTTTCAGAAATAGATGGTTTAGGCGCCCGTATACTAAAATTATCACGGAAAAGAAAGGTATAAATTTTTACGAGACAACGATTTATGCCGAAGATAAATCAGAGGAAAATTACACAACAGATAATGATGTGTATGATGCATTTCGTTCACATATAAGAGCGTGTGAAAAATATTTTGCAAAAAATCATTGTTTGTTTATTGTTGGTGGTAAACGATACACACGCATTTATCAGATTGGAATGTATATTATGAACCACCACGTAAAAGTAAAATATACAGATGGATATCCATTTAAATTTCTCACGCGCAAACCAACAAAAAGTTTAGAGTTTTATTACTCCTACTGGCATTCTAAAAATTTAGAAGAGAAGTTGCTGACATATATGAAAAAGGTGGATGAATTAAAATTAACTAACTTAAAGACAATGGAATTTAGTGGTTATTATTTGAAGGAATAGATATTATGAAATATATGGGCGGTAAACATAGGCACGCAAAACAAATTATTGCTGCTATTATGAAAGATTTGGATGGCAAGATTGATTTCACCAAGAAAAATATTTGGATTGAACCATTTGTTGGTGGCGCAAATGTAATCGACAAAGTTGATCCAAATATTTTTATGACTAGATTTGGGTTTGACATTAATGGTTATGTAATGACCATGTTTAGATCATTGGCGAATGGATCGTGGGTTCCACCAACTAATTTAAGTGAAGAACAATATTATGAATTAAAAGAAAAATATCAAAATGGTAGTGACCATTATAGTAGTTTGGCTGCTGATATCGCCTTTGCTGCCGTAGCCTGTTCTTATGGGGGTAAATGGTGGGGTGGTTATGCGCGGGGTAATACTAACAAGGGAACACCACGCAATTATGCCAGAGAAGCACATGACCATCTAATGAAACAAAAAGAAAAATTAACTGATACTTTTTTTCTTTTAGCGGATTATAAAGATGTTGATATAATTAGTGGAATGGATTATAATTATGTGATTTATTGTGATCCACCATACCGCGATACCACCAAATATGATTTCAGTAAAAATTTTGATCATGACGATTTTTGGAAGTGGTGTGACCAAATGGTAACTTGCGGTCACACGGTATATGTGTCAGAATACGATGCACCTGAAGGATGGACGTGCATTTGGTCAAAAGAAAATGTCAATTCCAGTTTGACTAAAAATACTGGCGTAAAAAAGCTGTTGAAAAATTATTTACAAAGGTAATTTAAAATGAATACTCTCAGTTGGTTGATTCTCTTTGGTGGTTTTGTTGATCGCCTTAGCGGTAGTATTACCGCACTAATTTTTATCACTGCCATTGGAACAATCGTTTCTACTATTATTTATCTAATAGCAATTGGTGGAAATAATGAAGATTATAGTTATCGTCGCGATCTATACAAATATCTCGATAAGGAAGAAGCAGCCGCACTGTATAATAAGCGCATGGAAACAGTTTATACTCCTTGGCGCAAGAGGAACAAGATGGGCGCCATTCTGTTTCTTGTCTTTCTTGGAATTTTCACAATTACACCATCAAAGAGAGATATTACACTAGTTGCCGCCTCTGAAATTGGTGAACGTGTTATCAAGTCAGATACAGTCAACAAGTTGGTTGATCCCAGCGTCGAATATCTCAATGAATGGATTAAGGCCGAACTGTCAAATCTAAAGGAAAATAGGAGTAATGGCATTGGAAAAAAGTGATTTAATTGAATATCTAAAAGAAAATCTTAGGATTGAATTAGATAACTATTATTCCTTTGGTTCATCCGGTGTTAATGTCACTGTTAAACTTTATTTAAATGATGATGAAATTAGTAGTGATAGCACATGTATTAGGGCGAATTAAAATGGCATATTATGAATATAAAAGAGTCAGGGATTTACTCCCTGACGATTATCTCACAACAGAAAATTTTCGAAGAAAATGTTGTGGTGATAAAGGCTGTCTCAGTACTAAGCATCCTTGTGTATATGAGGGGACTGCTGATTATGATGGTGACATGTGGATCATGACGGCGTATTATATTGTGGAACTTCAAGAAAAAATTGAAGAACTGCAAATGCAAATTTCCTCACTTACATAGAGAAAAACAATGATGACACCAGAACAAAAAATTAAGCACTCAATTCTACATAAGTATTTCACCGAAAATGATATTGCATTACCAGTTATCACAGAGGATACAATTGATGATTTGTATGATGAAAATATAGATGATCTTGGCGATACTGAATATGAATTTCGTAGTGGTGATGAAGAAACTGATATTCCATGTGACTACAGCCGTCACTATGAAAGCCAAAGTGTAGCCGCGAAAATGGTGGATGGCTCTTGGGTGGGCTGGACTTATTGGTATGGTGGTGGTAAGCATGGTGAACCCCAATCTATGCCGTGGATGGAAGAGGCTTATGACCTAGACATTCAAGAAGAAGAAAAATTGGTAGTTATTAGGACATTCACCAAAAAGGAATAAGTTAAAGTGACTACTCCTGAAAGAATTATGCCAGAACGAAAATTTTATGGTAGTCGTGGTGGCGCATTGGTTATGCATCTTGCTAAATTACTTCCCGATATGGTCCGCCGCTGAAACATTTTTTCATATCAAAAAGAAACAATATGAAAAAATTTTAGTCCAAATAAAAAAATTGCGACCCAAAAAAGATACAATTACAATCAAATATGAAAATTGGCCCTAAACATGAATCAAGATAATAAAATATTTCTACATTCTCTATTAGATATGGGGATATCATATCTAGATCAAATTGATAGAAATCGAAGATTACGTAATGAAAAAATTGTAGACATTTTAGGAAAAATTTTAAAATTTTTCAAATGTTATGAACCACAAAAATGTGGTAATAATGTAAATATATCTGATTTATATGAACAATTTATTCATATTGAGCGATATTACCAACCAATTAATTATTTTACTTTTGAAAAATTGGGTGAATTTATTCCATCCGAGTATGATTTTCAATACTTATTTTCCGACAAAGGTAGCAATTCTTGTTTTTTGAAGGTAAAAGATTTTAAAAATGTTCCATATTCCAGTGTTACAACACAATCCACGCAACTCTCATTAATGGAAGTCATGGCATATACATGTTTTCTGGCGTATAAAGAAATTTTAGAAAATACAGAAATACAACAATACGAAAATTGGCCTTGACATTTCGGGGCCTTTTTTGTATAGTGGCGCCAAAGGAGAATAATAATGGGTAATATTTTTTTAACGTCGGATCAACATTTTGGTCACGCGAATATTCTTAATTTCACAGATAGGGACGGCAATAAAATCCGCCCACACTGGAATAATGTAGAGGATATGGATAATGATTTGGTTGAACGCTACAACGCAGTAGTCAAGCCCGGTGACAAGGTGTATTTCCTGGGTGACATCGCCATGAAACGTGCATATATTTCCACTGTGGGGCGTCTAAATGGCGATAAGGTTCTGATCAAGGGAAACCACGACGTTGCTGAATTACGGGAATACACGAAATATTTCAGAGATATTAGAGCATGTCATGTATTAAATAATATGATTATGACGCACATTCCTATTCATCTAGATGGAAAAGTTCGTTATATTGTTAATATTCATGGACATTTACATAATAATGTAATGAAAGAGGATGGAAGACAATGGTATATAAATGTAAGTGTGGAACAAACAAATTTTACACCTATTGCTTTTGATGATATTGAACAACGAGTTAAAAATATTTTTGGTATAAATTCAATTAAAGAAATTTATACCAAAATTCGAGAAGAATCTAAATTACAAGAAAATAATTTCTAATGTTATTAAAAGATCAAGAAAAAATATATGCGGCTATTGACGGTCGCATGGCATATGATTTAGATAATACATCACAAAAAGATGGTGCAACATTACAAGAAATTTTACTTCGTTTAGCAGAACCACATTATCATATTAAATCTGCTTACAGTTTATATTCTTATGATAAAGAACTACAACAAATTTGTATGAAAGCATATGAAGGAGCATAAAAATGGCTGATTTTACAGAAACAGAAGGCGCAGAAGATTTATTCTATGAATTAGAAACACTTCTAGAGGAATATTCTACTGTCCCTCCAGATATGAAAATTAAAATTTTAGAAATGTTAATTGCTGATATTGAACATGAAAGTAATTAATTTTTTTGGTGCTCCCGCCGCAGGTAAATGTTTAAAAAAAGGAACAAATGTATTATTGTATGATGGTAGATTTGTTCCTATTGAACAAATAACAATTAATGATGTATTGATGGGGCCAGATTCTACCCCTAGACATATTAAAAAATTATTTTATGGTATAGAACAATTATATTCTATTAAATTAGATAATAATACTGTAATAGAAGCAACAGGCAATCATATATTAGCATTAAAAAATACGAAAAAAAATTTAAATAAAATTACTTTTATTACAATACGCGATTATGTGAATAAAGATAAAACATTTAAAGATAGAAATAAATTATTTTTTAATGGGGTTGAATTTGCATATAAAGATGTGTTAATTGATCCATATTATATTGGTATGTGGTTAGGTGACGGGCATTCGGATGCATACAACAGAATTACAAATGCCGATCAAGAAGTAGTCGAATATTTAAAATATTTTGCAGAAAATTGGGGGGAATTAAGCACTTTAGTTAAAGTAGGAAATAGTAAATTTACATATTCAATAAAAAGACAGATTAATAAAGGCGAACCGTTATTGTTGAAATATTTTCGTATCTATAATTTATTAAATAATAAACATATTCCAAAAAATTATTTAATAAATGACGAAAATACAAGATTACAAATATTGGCAGGATTAATAGATTCTGATGGTTATTTTGATAAAAGGAAAAATATTTATGAAATTATAACAAAATTTAAGAAATTATCAGAAGATATAAAATTTATTTGTCAATCTTTAGGGTTTAAAGTAACGATCATTAATAAATTTAATAAAAAATATCAAAAAAATTATTATAGAATTTTTATCATGGGGAAAAATTTAAATAAAATTCCATGTAAAATAACCCGTAAAAAATGCACTTCTGATGTTAGAAAAACTAATACCAGTTTAATAAAAATAAATTCTGTAACACATAATGATAATTTTGACGAATATTATGGTTTTGAATTAGACGGAGATAATTTATTCATAATTGATAATTTTATAATAACTCATAATTCGACGACTGCGGCGGGACTTTTTAATATGATGAAAATGGCGGGGTTTAATTGTGAATTAGTAACCGAGTATGCAAAGGATTTAACATGGTCTGACAGCCAGAAAGCCTTAGCTTACCAGCCCTACGTCATGGCGAACCAACAATGGCGCGTAGAACGCTTGAACGGGCTTGTGGACTATGTTATCACGGATAGTCCAATCATCCTTTCCTCGGTTTACTGTGAGGATACCATGCCGCAATGTTTTCATGAATATATTTTATGGGAACACAATCGTTTTCCTAGTATCAATTTTTACATTGAACGATGTAAACCCTATTCGTCTATTGGTAGAAATCAAACTGAAAAAGAAGCAAATCTTATTGGTGAAAAAATCAAAGAAAAGATAAAAAAATGGAATATAGAATTTCATATGATTTTATCTGGTGACGGAACGGCAGCAATAACTGCATTTAGTTATATTTCATCGTTGCACGGGCCATGGTCTCCCGCGTAATTTAGGAGACACATAAGACCACAATGTTTTTAATGAAAAACATTTTTCATTATGCCAGCGTAAAATCATATTTGTTTGAAATTCTTGTCCACACGCAAAACAAACTGATTTAGAAATCATTGGATGATTAGGATCATCCTCACATTTTTGCTTGTGGGCTTCACTTATTTTCTCTATAGTTTTTTTTGTATGATGAACAAAATTGGGCGGTAATTTCTTACGCCCTGCTTTTTTTGCCATTTTTCAATAATTCAATTCTACGTTGCATATACCAAATACCTTTTTCTAAATCTTCAATTTCTGTATTAGCATCTTTTACCCCAGCACGTAAAATATATTTTACAGTATTTCCAAGATGAAATCCTAATTTATAATATTCAATAATATTGATAACTTCCATAGGCCCAGGTGAATAATGATCTGGGTGATTTACTTTTTCTTTTTTATTTGATACAGGTTCAATTGAATTAATTTGCATTGTATTATTATCATTATTATTGTCTAAGCCATATAAAATAGGACTACTAGGAATAGTAATATTAACTGTATTTATTGAACAATACTCACATTCATCAATACCAAATTTTTTACAATCACAATCTGCTGGGTCACAATTTACATAACCACAATTACAATTCATACTAGTCATTTAATTTTTTCCTTCTTCGTGTAATAACTTTCCAATCTTTAATTGCTTTCATTTTATGTATAAAATTTGCATCATGGAAAAAAGGTTTATCTGTTTCTAAATGACGTATTTCGTGTTGAACCCGTAAAGCATCGTATCCCATTAATGATTCAGTAATAACTAAACCATTAACATTTTGATATCGTAACCGAATACTAACAGGCCGCGTCATCTTAACAATTAAACCAGGATATGAATAACAAATATCATAATAAACTGCTTTTTCATCGCTAGTATGAACTATTTTAGGATTGAAAGCAACTACTAAATTAGGGGCTTTTACTCTTTTAAATCCTATAACTTGATAATTGATTCCAATCTCTGGTCCTGCAACTCCATTGACATTATCATCTTTTAATATTTCTAAGATTTTATTTTCAATTTCATATGCAACATCACCAAATTCTGAAAATTTTTCCATGATTATTTCTCCGTCCATCTACTGAAATTTTTAGCCATTGTAACATTTATTTTATGTGGGAATCTATCTGCATCAATATTATGACTAATAATGAATACATTGGAATTAGATTCAAAGGTTTTTAATAATCTAAAGAATGCATCAACTCCTTCTTGATCCAATGAACTATCCATAATTTCATCAAAGAAAATAATATTAGTGGTTGTAGAATTTATCATTTTTGAAATCATGCGCCATGTAAAAATCAATGCTAAATTTATACGTAATTTTTGACCCTCTGAAAATGATCCATATGTAAATATATCTCTATCTCGTGAATTAATTGTTTCATTGAAATTTTCATCTAATTGAAAATTAATTAAAAATCCCATCTCTTTTAAATATTGATTAATAAATTTATTTATTACTGGAATATAAGTTTTAATAATTTGTGCTTTAATTCCATTATCTTTTAATAAAGATAAAGCAATATTATAATTTTCCCCAATTAAACTTAATTCTTTTAATTTTATTTCTAACTCTGTTTTATTATTTTTTAATTCTGTTATAACATCAATATTAATTTCTTTATTTTGTTTATTATGGATTTTTTTGATTGATTCATAGCATTCTGAAATAATTTTATTATTATGTGATATATCCCTCATTGCAATTTTATTATCATTTGTAATTTTATTAATATTGTTTGATATATCAACGATTACTTGTAATTTATCTTGATGTTTTTGTTGTTTAATTTTTAATTTTTCTATACCATTTTCGATTTGATCTTTATCTGCTTCACAAATATGTAATTTATTATTTTTAAATTCATCGCTTAATTCTTGGGAACAAGTAGGGCATTCATAATTTGAACTACTGAAAAAATCAATATCTGATTTAATATCATTTAATCTATGATTTAATCCAATTTTAATTTCATGAATTTCTTTAATTTTATTTCGTAATTTTGTTTCATCTGTTATGTTATTACTTAATTGTTCAATTAAATTATTATTATTTTGTATTTGTTCATGGAGATTATTATTTTCGGATTGAAGATTATTAATTCTCTGTTCTAATTCTACAATACCCTCCGCACGATCATCTTCTATTTTTTTATTGTATTGTTCTTGTAATTGTATTTTAGATTTAAATTGAGAAATATTACTCTGAATATTTTCTATTACTTGTTCATTATCTTTAATTTTTTGTTTAAGAACAATATTCATTGATGTGAAAATTTGTAAATCAAGTAAATCTTCGATTACTAATCTTCTCTCAGGAGTTTTAAGTTTCATAAAAGGTACAAAAGTAGCCGACCCCATAATTACTGTTTGATTAAAACCTTTTTGATTAAGATGAATGATATGATCCTCTAAATATTTTTGATAATCTCTAGAATCGGCATCTTGATTAAGAAGAACATCATTTTTATATATTTCAAAAATATTTGGTTTCATTCCCCGAATAATTTTAAATGAATCATTTTTAATAGTAAATGAAATTTCTACTACTAATTCTTTTTTATTAATTGAATTAATTAATTGTGGTTTATTAATATCACGATATGGTTTATTGAATAATACAAATGAAATGGCATCCAATATTAAAGATTTACCATGCCCATTTTTTCCATATATTAAAGTAAGGGGATTTTTACATAAATTAACATTAATGAAATAATTACCAATAGTCAAGAAATTTTTTATTTTTATTTTTTCAAATGTAATATGCATAATTAATCTTTCAGTTGTTGTGCCTCTGTATGTAATTCATACATCAATGTAACTATATCTTTTTTTCTTTTATCTGATAAATCATCAATAATATCAATTGCACTTTTAATTGTATGCATTGTATCCTCAATTTTAGTTAAATCAATATCAGATACAGTTAAATCAAGTTCAGCTTGATTAATGACAATTAAATCAATTGGATCAACTTTACTTAAAGTATCAATTAATGTTTCTAATTTTGTTTCATTATAATTTTGATCTTGTATTATAATTTTAATAAATGAATGTTTGTAATTATTGGAATTAAATAAAGATGGATTGTATTCATTAAAGTTTATTACATGAAATAATTTTTTATTATTTTGAATAAATTCTGATTCACCTGTATCTAAATCAAGAATTTCAAATCCCCGAATATCATTCCAATCGGACCACATCATTTCATATGGTGTTCCAATAAATGTAATATTTCCTATAGTGGAACGATGATGAAAATGACCACTCCATACATGCTGATAATTTTCAAATAATCTTCTATTAAGTCCTATATCAGATATCGCTCCTTTATACATTTCAAAACCCAGAAGTTCTAAATGTCCAAATACAAATGATGCGATATCATGTGATTGTTCTATCATTTTTACAGATTTATCATAATTTTCATCACAAATCCAGGGTAAATATAATAATGGTTTTCCTTTAACTATATTAATAGTTGGTTCAATAAACCATTTTATATTTTTATGAGAATAATTATTGTATAAAATATTTAATGCATTTATTTTATTTGTATTTTTAAATGTACAATCATGATTGCCAACAATGATATCAAGATTCATATTATTCTTAATAACATTGTTGGTAAAACATTCGTGTAATTTAGTTGCTGTATTATAATTAACAAATTTACGTCTATCTACTAAATCACCACAATGTATAATATGAGTAATATTTTCTTCTAATAATTTAGGAAAAAAAGTATTTTCAAAAAAATCACAGAAAAAATTCAATACATATGGATGATCATTTCTTATTCCAAAATGTGTATCAGTAACTAAAGCAACTTTATTATTCATTATCTTTTTTTCATATAATTATGTTTATTATATCTTTTACCTTTATCGAAGGTCATTACTGCTTCTTCGCATACAATACGAATTTTATCAAGAATATCTCTATAATTTTCTCGTGCATGTGTTTGGATATTATTATCCATCATATTAACAATATATTGTTTAATAATTGGAGGTATAGGTAAATTTTCTACATTATTCATAATAGTTATTCCTTATTGTTTTCATTTCGCACAGGTGCTATTATACAGAGAACTTAATTATATGTCAACAGAAAAAATGCTTATTCTGTAAGTTTTTTCTGTTTGATTTTCTCTCTTTTCTGTGCTAATTTTTCTTCGTAAGTTTCAATGAATGTGTAATCAATATCTGTATTTTTATCATATAAATTATCAATTAATGCCATGCGTTCAGATAACTTGTATTGATAATACATCTTTTTCTTTTCTTCCTCAATTCTTCTGATGAAAGCATTTTTAATTGTTTGGGTAAAATATGCAAAAGCATTTGTTGATTTATCTGGATCAAAATTTAGTAAATAACGAAGGCAATTTTCTACTCCATCAGAAATCATATCTTGACGAAAAGGATAATTGATAAAATTTCCTTTTTCAGATAATCGAGTAGCAATCATGAATATACATTCCCCAATATATTTTGGAATTTGGGGCAGAGATTTATTATTATCTTTTGCTACTTTGATTTTTTCCCTGTATGCCACCAAGGCATTATAAAAATCTCTATTATTAACATAATGAGTTTTTCTTTTTTTAGTGGGAGAGATATGAATATTGGGTTGCGTTGATTCGTTCATCTGTGTCAATTTCATTGTTAATTTCTTCCTGTAGGCATTCTGAGTAATGTTGTAATAAATCTGTGGATGGGGATGCTATAGTTAAGATATGATTTCTATATAAAGAAAAATGATCCCCATTTGTATATGGAATCCATTTTGAAAGATAAATGTTATTCATACTATTAACTTGGCGATATATTCCATATGGAAAATAAATTATTACTGATTTTGAATTTTCCCTGAAATACATTTGACTTACAATTAATTCTTCCCCACTAAGTAATTTTAGAACTAGTGGTGAATTGTGAAGCGATTTGATACTTGTGGGTTGTGTATCTGAATTGTTCTCCGTCATATATTTTAACCCTTTCGAGTAAATGGTTTAAACAAAAATTATTATGGCCGCCATAAGAAAAATCATCAGCTAAATCATACAAAATAACATCAGTTTTTTCATCTGATCGTCGTAGGCCACGACCAATTGATTGTAATGTTTTAATATTTGTTTTATATGCAGTTGCAAATATTATATTATGTAAATTAATAATAGAAACGCCTTGGCTAAGAGTTCCATAGGATGCAATGAGAACTGCATTAGTTTCTTTTTCCATTGTATTGCGAATATATTCTCTTTCATCATCCGCAATATCCCCTGCAATATAATAAACAATTCTACCATATTTACGGAATAAATCATATAAAATTTTAGCATGATCGTCAATACGAGATGTTAAAATTAATGTATTTCCTTGTAGATTTTTTTCTAATTTACGAATAAATTCATTTCTATATGGATTAGAAATAATAAAATCTATTTCATCTTGGTATGAAGTATCTTTTAATGCTTTGCGAGTTTGTTTATCATAATCAAAACAAATTATACGAATATCTAAATTTGCAACTTCTTGGCGTTCCATTAATTCATGTGTTTTTACATATTGTTTAACTGGTGCAAAAAGACCCTCTAACGTCATCAGATTGACCACATCACTATGGACCGTCCCTGTGAAGCCAAAGCGGTGTTTGCAGCCTCCTAGATGGCCCACAATGGCAGTTAGAGACTTTGCCTTACAGGTATGTGCTTCATCGAATATAACCGCCCCATACTGATTAAAATATTCCTTATCCATATCAACTAAAGATTGCCATGTAGAAATTGTAATAGCTGAATCGCTCTGTTTCTCTCTTCCTCCCTTGACAATATGGATGGCATCGGTGTATCCATAGGAACGAAAATCAGATGCCATTTGTTCCAGCAATATTGTGCCAGGAAGAATGATTAAAATTTTATGCCCCAATTGTGCGTAATAGGAGGATACCATGTAAATAATTAATGATTTGCCCGAACTTGTAGGAGATACAATAAGTGCTTTATTATTTTGAATACATTCAATAAATGCTTCTTTTTGATAATCCCGAGGATTTCTATTTTCTGGTAATTCAAGATTTTTTACAAATGAATTATATTCATCATCATTAAAGACAATGGAATTATTTGGAGTAATATCATCAACTGTATAACCAGCTTCATTACAAAAATTTATAATAGCAGATTTTAAACCAGAATATATTTCTTTGGTTCGGAGATTATACATATGAATATCCCCATTCCAATTTTTAAAACGTGTATTACCTTTACGTTTTAAATATTTTGCTTTATCGAGAGAAAATTTAAATTCATCATGAATTTCGCGTTCAATTGCTTGATTAGCACGAACACGTATATAAACTTCATCTTTATATTCTATAATTACATCTGCCATTAACTAACTCCATTTTCAAATTTTTTCCATTCAATATAATTGTTTATTAAGAATGAACGTTTATTAACAGAATCTATAATTTTTGTCAATATATTAACTTTTTCTTCTTGAATTTCCATTTTTAATTTTTCATCAGATAATTCATCATCGCTATCTAGATACATGGATAAATCTTGTTTTAATATTTTCATTCCAAATGGTTCCCAATTTCTGTTATCCATTTCTTCTTGATCTAAACACCCAAGATAATATTGCCATTTAATTTTATATAATTTTTGATAATCTTTTTTATATTTTTTAAGAATAATATTTTCTGTAGTATGAAAACGTAAATATTTACGATGCAATTCACTACTATAAATTGATGAATGCCCTATATTAGTTTCATCAATTACACAGTCTTTTTCCCATAAATCTAAAATTTCATCAATTGACATTTCTTTCTAATCTTTCAATTTTTAATCGTTCATATTTAAAAATTGCTGTAGCAACAAGATGGCTTTCATCAGTATTTGTAGATGAAAAAATTAAATCAGAAATACTAAGAGGAAATGCATTTATAATTTGCATTCTAATATTAGTATTTTTGTTATTATCCATTATTGTTACCATACAATCAGAATACATATTATCATATATGTTAAGATATTGTCTAGTATTTTCTAATGATTCTGGATGCCCCGCTGCATCTAACCAGTTATAAATTTCAAGAAAATTTTGTAAATCCTCATCTACTTTAAATGTTACAGTAAGATCATTATGTTTTAAATGATTTCCAATTAAATTGATTGATGCTAATGGAGTTGATTGTTGTGACATTTCAATTTTTTTACCAGGGATATTAATACCTTGACAGAAAAAATTTACATTTGGTATTCTTTCTATATGGAATCTATAACCAGTAGAGGAAAGTAAGTTGGGATTTTTTGGTTGACGTTGTAGAGCAGACATACTATTCTCCTAAAAAAATAGGGAGGATAACGTATCCCCCCATTAATTTTAATTTTGTCGGATTGACCCCGATCTTGTTATTATATTTATCATTTTGGGAATGAAAATGAATGAAACATCTATGTTAGTTGATAAAGAACATGTTAGGATGGCATGTTTACGTCAATTGGAAATGCTTCAAGAGCAATCAAATAAGAATGTATTGACTACGCGCGAAAATTATCGTCTTGGTCATTATTCTGTGCTTCCGCGTTTTCTTCGGCGTTTCTTTTATCCTAAAATACAAGAATGGGCAGAAAAACAATGGCGTGCAACATTACCAGTTGTGGTAATTAATGATGATGGTCATCCTGTATATCAATATGGTAGTTATGTTGAACCATATCATTCTATTTGTGAATTATACACTATGGCAACGGTAAAATCTGAGGAAAAATATATGTTTATTTCACGGAATGATTTTAGTTATATTTCTGTGGCGTGGGCTGATATATTTGAGAAAACAGTAACAAAGGAATAATAATATGTTTACAGAAATTAATAAAGAGAAAATTATTGATGCTTTAGATTGTTTCGCTAAACATAATCTAGAACAATATAATATAGAAATGAATAATTTATCTAATCATATTTCAGCGAAAGCTAGATCAAAATTTTATTTTTTTAAATTTGGTAGTAATATACTATCAAAAGAAGATGTTAAAGATATATTTGGTCAAATTTTATATCAAGTACATGGTTGGAATGAAAAATATTCAGATATAAAATGGCCGAAATCCATTGATTTAGAAAATCAATTTAAAATTTGGAATATTATAGTAAAATATTCTAATAACTTAAAATATATTAAAAAAATTAAATATTTTTTGAAACATACTGATAAAAATATTCTATTTCTAGACGAAAATGATGTAGATAAAATTTTTAATAAATTAAATTAAATAAAAACCCCCTAGAAACTAATCTAGGGGGAAAATTACATATACTATATTTGTATATTATTAGAGTAGATTTTGTACAAAAATTCTTCTGTAATATTTATTGCTGTCTTTTGTTAGTGCGCCAAGACCTTCGGTGCTGCCTTCTGCAAAAGGATTTGCAACCATACCATAACGTGTTTTGAACGCAATGCGAGGTTGGAAAGAATCTTCACCAACGGCACGTACCATTTGTAGAGGAACATATGGGCAATAGAATAGACCAGCATCAAAAGAAGATGCGCCTTTATAACCTACAACCATATATTGACCGCCTTCGGCATATGGATCAATATAAACTCTAATACGACCATTTAGAACACCAGCAAAAGTATTACCAGTATCATCAACTTGTAGATTATTAGAATTTAGAGCAGGAGCATAATCGAGAACACCAGCCATTTGTAGAGCAGATGCAACATCAGATGTGCAAATTAGAATGTTGCCTTTACCACGACGGGTATCACGAGCAATTTGATTAGCTTCACGTTCGATTTGGAACATTAGACCTTTGAATTTTTCAACCATCCAACGACCATTAGAATCGGTATCTAGATCGAAAATACCGGCAGTAGTTGTACCAACATTTGCACCACGAGTAGCAGTTACAGCAATTGTTCTTACAGCTTCACGATTAATTTCAGCTAGAATTTCTGTTGAAAGAAAATTAGCTAATTCGGTTTCAGCATCAAGACCATGGATTGCTTTCAAATCTTGTGCCATTTCGATTGAGTAATCAGCGCGTAGGGCACGAGATTTTGCTTCTACAGTAACTTTCTCAATTGAGAATGCCATTGGAGGAATGGCAGTATTAGTTGATGCGCCTAATGCTTCAGCTTGGGAAGTTGACATACCGGAACCAAAGTTGTAAACACCACTTTCAGCAAGGTTTGCGGTTTGTGTAGCAGAACCAGGAAGAGTGCCAACATGTTTTTGGCCGAGAGTATTTGCGCCAGATACAACAGAAGAGAAAGATGTATTTACTTCATTGTAGAAGTTTTCTGCACCAGATTGATTGGTATAACGTGAACGCATAGCAAAAATTAAGCCAGTAGGACCAGTCATAGGTTGAACACCCATGATGTCATAAGCGATAAGATTTGGCATTGTTCTACGAACTAGAGAAATCAATACTGGATCATAATTATCAACACTAGAACCAGTTACGTTTGTAGGAACACCTGCTTCAAGAAGTGAACGGGGTGCCCAGCCTTGTGATTCTTTTAAGGCTTTTGTAGTATTTTCTAGTAGAACGGCGGTTACACCTTTTCTATGTTCATCTTTAATTCCTGGAATATCTTGATGTTCCAGAATTGGTTTCCATTTATTGATGACTTCTTCGTTAAGATACATTTAAATAACTCCTTTTGTATTTAATTCTATTTAGCGTCTTGCTGTTTTTGACATTAATTTTGCTAGTTCTGTAATTTCTGGATCAGAATTTACAATTTCTTTATCTGTTTCTTCATTTAATGAACTAATGCCAATAACATCATCCATTTGTGTGATGCCAGATGTGCTTACTGGTTTAGTAGCAAAATATGATTCTTTAATTGTTTGTAATTTAGATTTATAATTATCTAGATCAGTATATGTTAGATTTTCAATCAAAGATTCAAATTTAACTGCATCATTTTCAGTTAAACCTTTTCTCATTTCTGAGAAAATCATTTGGCATGACAATTCTTCATTAGTTGAAGCTAAATTGATACATTTATTTTCAACATCATTAACATGTTCTTTTAGACTATCAATTTCATCTTGTAATGCTTGGAGAACATCAAATTTTTCATCTGGGATATCAATATAATGTTCTTTAAATAGATTTGCTAATCCATTCATGAAACTATCATGTAGGTCTAATTTCATAGCATTTTCAATTTGAAGTTTATTTTCATTTACCCATTCATTAACGGCATAATTTAGATAATCATCAACTTGACCAGTTAATTCTTCTTTATATTCTTCTACTAGTTGTTCAAATTGTTGTTCTTGTTCTTCTTGTAGTTGTGTTAAATAAAGAGCAACTTGTGCATTAACAGCAGATTCAATAAGAGTAGTTACTTTTTCTTTAAAATCTTCTGTTAAATCTTGACCGGCAAACATTGTATCTACATCTTCTTTTACAGCACCAACTGTAGTAACTGATTGTAGATTTCTTTCTGCTGTAACATCAGGAACGCCAAGATCAGCATTTGGACCAAATTGTGTCATTGATTTATTGAAAAAATCAATCATATCGCCTCTGGACATACCATTCATATATGACATCATTGATGCCATCATATCTGTTTTTGACATATCATCGGCAGGACGTGAATTTGGCGCTAATGTATCTGATGCGGCAGTTTCATCAAGTTTTTCGGTTTTATAATTTTCCATAACCCTATTTCCTTTTATATAATTACTATTTATTGCTTCTTAATTTTTCAATAAAATTCTGAAAGATATATAGCATTTCTTGTTCATTGAGAATTTTACCGGCTTTCTTTGTATTTTCTACTATTTGCATTGTTTGCCATTTATTTGATGCAATATCAAAAATCCATTGTCTACCTTCCATAATTCCATTTACAAAAGCATGGGGTGCAGATGGGTCAGCAACAATATCGGCTGCTGTAAATAATTTAAAATCATCTTGTACTTCCATAATTCCATCTTTTTGAACTAAAGAACCAAGACCACGAGTAGAAACACCAATTTTAACATTTTCTTTAAGTAAATTTTCTACAATTTTACCATTTGGAGTTTCTAGAATTTTAGCTTTACCGATATAATTATTACCTTCTTTATACAATTTAGTAATAATATGACTTACTCTATCTAGATTAATATTAGGACCATCAGGATGACCTAATTCCCCTAATGCTCTATTTTCATTAATAGAATCTTTAATGTATCTATTTACTTCTTTTTCTAGAACAGGCATAGGATAAATTCTACCATTTCTATTGGGAACCGCCCCTTGAATAAAAATTCCTTCAATAAAGAAATTCTTTTTACCCTCAGTGGCACCTTCTTCTAGAAATTTAATTTCTTCTGTTAATTCAGTAATAAGATGCATTATTTTTATCCTCTATATGCAGCAGCGGTGGCGCTAACTGCTAGATTTGCAGTAAGAACATCTGTTGGGTCTTTTGATACAAACATGAATTGATTTGCAGGAATAGAAAATGAAAATCTATTTGTTCCATTACTATATGCAACATTTACTGTTGCTTGATTTCCTGTGGCAATATAAACCAATGTAGCATTACTGAAACTATTTGCAGTAGAAGTTAATGTTATTAAATTACCAATTGGTTTAATAATTCTCATTATTATGCACTCTTTTTAGCTTGTGCGGTAGCAATAGCCATTTTTTTCTGCATGTTCATAGATGGAAATTTGTGAGCAAGTGCTTTTGCAATTTCTTCTCTTTTAGACATTTCTGGTTTAGTTAATTTACGTTCTTGAATAGTTTCTTCATAAACTTCTTCATCTTCGCCTTTGTCATATGATGCAGGATTATTTTGTTTCATACTACGTGTTTGTAGAACATCATCACGAAAAGGTAGACCGTCTTCATTATCAACAGGATAATCAACTACGGCGGGAATATGTTTATCCATAAATTTTTCTTCATCTGAGTTATGTGGTTCATAACCAGTTTTAAAAATACCTTTGCACATATCTTCATGAAAATCAGTTAATTTTTCACTGACTTTAGATGTCATAATATTATTAAGGGCAGTAGTAAAATCTACTGCATTTTTACTTGTTGCAAAATCGACTAAATCTTTTGTATTATAAGTCATTTTAATTCTCCGCTACTATTTTTTAAGTATTTATTTATTTTCTGTTTTAGTATCGGGTTCAGTTGGTTGAGCCATTTGCATTTGTTCTGATTGTAATTGCAAACTTGCCCTGCCTTGAACAAGAGATACTTGAGCATCTTGATTAGCCTGAACAATTGCTCTTTCTAATGCTTTTTTTCTATCAATTTTAATTTGTGAATCAATTTCAAGAATATCTTCTTCACTTTGTTGGAGAATATTTCTACGAACATAATCCTCTGAATAATATTTACCAATAAAAGGTTCAATCATACTAGCCAGATTAACTCTTTGTTTTAGAATTTCCCCTTGTTTTAATTCCGCAAAAAAATTATCTACAGTATAATCAAATTTAACATATTGTTTAATAGATTCCCAATCTTCAAAAGACATAATATTTTTAAGAATTAATTGTTTTTCTAGAAAACTTAAAAATAAACTTTGAAAACGAGTTCTCATTCTTTGAATAGTTTTAAAGAATTTAACTTCTGCTTTTGTGATATTATCGGTTTCGCCAAATACAAATGGTGAATCTGATTGTATTCTATTAACAGGAATATTTAATGAATTATAAAGGGCATCTTTGAAATATGTTAAATCAGATACTTGGTCGATATTACTTGCCCCAGGCAATGTAGAAATTTCCGTTCCACGCCCACCTTCTCTGCGAGGAATCCAATAATCTTCCAACATAGTAGTAAACTTACGATCATCACGGATTTCACCAGTAGAAGCATCATATGCTAATTTATTCTTATGTTTTACCATCATATCACGAACATATTGTTCGGCTTTCATTTTTGGTAAATTTCCAATATCAATATAAAAAATACGTCTTTCTGGAGCACGAGAAATACGATATATTACTGTGGCATCTTCAAGAATACGCAATTGATTTAATGGTTTAATTGCTTTATGCAGATATGATAAAACCATCTGATTTGATTTATCAGTTAAACCAGATGTACAATACACAATTGAATCTTTCGCAATTTTTAATGTATATTGTGATGAAAAATCTTTAGTAGTTGTTCCCTTATTTGAATAAAGAAAATATTCAGTTATTTTTTGTGTTGGAACTGTTTGTTGTGAATCTATAGATGTTGTTTTAGAGGATTTTATTTCTCTAACTTTTCTTAAATTTCGGGGATCAATATATCTTAATTCAACTATTCCATTTTGTAAATTAGTATTATCAATAATAGCATGATAATATAAACGACCATCAATATACCATTGCCTAAAAATTTCATATGCTTTATGATTAAAATTTAAAAGTCTTAGACAATAATTAAATTCATTAGTAATAAGTTGTTTTATTTTGTCATCAATATTAATTTGATCTAAATTAATATCAATAATTCTATTATTAGTAGGATCAATAGAGATTGCTTCATTAGTAATTTCATCAATAGCCATTTCAATTTCTGGCTGGAGAGACATATCTCTATAACGTGTAATTAAATCAGATTCAGTTTTAGATGAACCCTCTAAATCAACATAACTTCCCGCAAACCCACCTGTAATAAGATTTACGCCACCATCATCAGAAATTGGTGGCGCAAATGATTGTGGAGGATTTAAATCTTGTTGACGGCGGATTTGAAATCCAAATAAATTCATACTTTATACTTTCAAATAAAAATTATTGTGTTAGAATATTATTTGGAAGCCAATAATCATATGACCAAGTAACAGAAAATTCTTGAATAGTATTTTGTTCACTCCAATCTAAATTCATTCCAGCAAGATTAATTGGCCATGCACCATATAAATCATATGATTTAATAGGATCACCAACTTTATTATATTGAACCACATTTACAATTGTTTTATATCCAGATTGTAATGCAAATGCTGGGTCTCTATTATTATCAATAATATCATTAATTCCTGAATGCCATTGTTCAAGAGTATTTCTTACTAGATAATCTTCGTCATTAATTACTGTAGTTGTCCAATTAGCAAATGTTCTATCGCCAGGAAGTTTAATTACACGACCAAAATAACCAACACCAATTTGTCCAACACTATCTTCGGGAATAGAAGCTGCTCTGGCGGTAAAAAATAATTTTCTTTGTGCATTAGTATTCTGAGAATTTTGTGCGGTTACTAATGCTGATGGAAAAGTACAATTAATTGAGAACAGGTTAGGTCTTACCCCACCTGTTGCCAATGCTGTTCTAAATTGATCTATATTAGGATAAGGCATTTATATTTTGCTCCTTAGATTTCGAATTGGCCGATAATTTCATTAAATTCCATACCAGTAGCCATGGCCACGAAATTCAATTGAATGAAATTAATTGATCTTGCCGGTTTAATATATATATCTGCAACAAATCCATTAGCATCAATTATATCTGGTGTATTATTTGTTTCATCACAAATTAAACGATAATCATAAATTCCTCTGCGACCTTTAACATCACGTAAAATTGGATCAACTTGACCAATGAATCTTGCACGAGTAAATTCATCATTAAATTCAAATAATGTGAATTTAGATACATCAGCAATTACTTTTTCCAAATAAATGAACAATCCACGAACATTAAGATGATCAAATGCTGAACCTTGATTTAATGTAGTTTTATCACCAAATAGAATTGCATCTTGACCAGGGAATTGAACAACTGGATTGATAGATGCGGGATATAATTGATCGCGATCTAATTCCCCAGGATTATAATATAGATTTCTAAGATTACGTAATTCGCCGCGATTAAACCCAGCAGGAGACCACCAAGGCCCAAGTCTATTTATAGTTCTTACATATAGACCAGCAACATCACCATTTAGAGGAACATTAACATATCTGTTACGATAACGATCATACATTACTTTATAACCACTATCAAGAAAACAGAATGAGGAATTAAGTACAGTGTCACTAAATGCAATCATTTTATTATAATTTGCATCATTAGAATCAGATGTTAAATCGTCTAATTGTGGTGAAGAAAATACGATACAATCTTTTCTTTGTTCACAAATATTATCAATAATATAATTTGTTAACCCTTCACCATTGAAACCGCCAACTGACTTACCAGTTAGAATTACATCAACATTGACTGCTGTTTTATCTTTTAATTGATCGTATCCACTCAACAGTGTAGCAAGTGATACATTATCTTCAGTTACAAGATTAGAACCAGCACCAAGAAATGCATTAAATGGTACAGTTTGTGTTGATGCAAGAAGTGTTTTTGGATCAGTTGATGTAGTTAATCCTGGAATATGATTTGCCCACCAAACATGTTTGCTATATTTATTAATTAGATCAACATAATATTTTCCAGAAAATAAACCTTTATTAGAAAGAACTCTAGAGCCAGTAATTGATGATACTAAGTTATTATTTTTATCCACAATAGCGATATAAACCGTATCAAGAATATTATTAGTAATAGTTTTATCGGTATAAGTAAATATAGGAAATCCTCCACCAGCAAATTCCCAACGACGACGAATATCCCCTTTTTGTAATCCACCACCAGTCCCGGTATAAAAAGTTGTAGTATTTGCATAAATTGTTAAGGTTGTAGCATGAGTAATTGCTTGAGCAAATGTAAGAACTACGTTTGAACCAACTACTTTTTTGCCAGTAATATTATAATCTGCTGTCAATTTTGGTTTAGAAGCATCTGCGGATATATTCATTTCAAAGTGAAATATATCACGATAGCCAAATTTAGTTGCAAGAGTATTAGCAGCGGAGGCACTTGCTGTTTGGATATTTGCAGAAGTTGCACCTTGAATAAAAACAACATTTGCTGATGCGGTATTAAATGCGGTTAAAAGAGATGACAAAAATGCTGTATCACTATCAACTATAGATACACGATATCCGTTTAGATCATCGGCAGCGGTTTTTGAAATAAATAATAAATTTGTATCGCTAGAATATCCATCATATCCAATTTTTCCTCTCCAATCAGTATCATCATAAAGGCCAGCCGTAGTTACTTTAGTATTAATAGAAATAGCTTGTTGATTGGCTGTTGCAACTGGTTTATAAGTAACATTAAAAGTTAAAGAAGTTGAACCAGTGGTTTGATTATTGGCAATAACATTTAATAAACCATTGGTGCCTACAGGAAAATCTGATGAATTAAATACACCCGCATTAACTATTGCATAATTTGTAATTTTACCATTACTATCAGTAATTACCGAAATATTAGCAGTTGTAATAGTATTAGCACCAGAAATGGTGATAACATCAGAATTAGTAAATGCCCCAGATTGAGTAACAATAGATAGAGTATCTAATTGAATAGTTGGTTTAGCGTATGAACTTAAAGCATTATTAGCTACCCGAATAACATATAATTGATCAGAATACGCAAGATAACTAGCGGCAGTAAAAAATGTTTCTTCGTTTGCATTTGTAGGTTCGCCAAAGTTAGAAACTAATTCTGATTCAGTTCTAACAAGAGTGGGAACTCCTACTGGTCCTTTAGTAAAAATTCCAGAAATAGCACCAATGGGTCTATTTGGTTGACGTGCTACAATGCTCCGATCAAATTCTCTAATTTCAATGCCTGGGCTAACTCTATTAATTGCCATTTATTTTTCTCCATAAGTATTCGAATAAATATCTTAATGTTATTTATTATTATTAACTTTTTAGAGTTTTATTAATCTTCCCGCAGGAAACGCTCAAATTCTCTATAAGATACTGTTGTTATTTCATCTGTGTATTTATAATCATTACTATCATCCGATATAAATGGCAATATTTCTTCATCAATTAAATTAAAATTTTCACGAACTAATCGTTCTCTTACGTTAGTGTCCGTCCAATCTTTAAAATATGGTTGTTGCACTAACCAACAAAAAATAACACAACACATTACAAGATCATCATGATGACCTTCTTCTGCTTGAAATGAATCACCAATTTCAATAAATGTTGTTAATTCATCAATAATCCATTGATCTTCTACAAATAATTTATCTGTTTCTATTAATGCTTTTAAATTTGAACATCCTACTCGCTTTGTTGCTTTAGTAGTACGAACACCAATTCCGGGCCTATTAGCAAATCCCCCACTAAGAATTTGTCCTGCTCTACCTTTCATCTGAGTAAATACTACATGTTCATATTCTAATTCATAGAAAAGAATATCTGCCACTTGTTGGCCATTATCATTAACTTCAATACAAACATAGGCATCATTATAGCTTTTAGCGAATTGATATACTATACTAGGAAATGTTAATGGTGATATTTTATTATCTTTATAAACAGCAACTACTTCATAAGGAATTTTAGATGCATCAAATATTACTAGGGATGAATAATCTCCACCAACTCCTCTTGATGTATCAACAACTATTACATATAATTGATTTTTCTTATCGGCATGTTTATAAATTTGTGATACTTCATTTGCTTGAATTGGCATAGCAGATGATAATTGTAATAATTTTTCTGGTGATATAAGAGTATTTGTAGAACCAATAAATTCGCATCCATATTCTTGTCTAAATTTTTCCGGCCCCATAATATTAAGTTCTTTTTGCATCCATTCATCATCACGTCCCGGAATATCAGACCAATGAACAGAAAATGGAGAAAATTGATTTTTTTCGTTTTCTGCATCTCGCCAAATTTTATAGAAAAAATTAATTCCATTTGGTGTTGATGTAATTATCATTTTGGTTGTAGTGCCGGATGATAATGTTGGAAATACTGAAGCAAAAAATTCAGATTGAATATTTGAGGGAACGAAGGCAAATTCATCCATATACACGCAATTATGAGATTTTCCTCTAGTTGCACTTGCTGATGTTGCAGATGCTTCAATTTTACTTCCATTTTCTAATTCAATATTACCTTTATTCCATTCAACTACGCCTTGTTGCATCCATTTAGGTAAATTTTCATATGATAATTGTAATCTACCTAAAATTTCTCGTGCCTGAACTGATTTATGAGCAAGAATAGAAATTGAATAATTTTCATGAAATAATACATACCACAATAAAATAGCAACAACTGTTTGAGTTTTGCCTGATTGTCGTGGAATTTTACATATAGTATAACGATTATTTACAAAATTTTTGACCATTTCTTCTTGCCATGGCCAAAGTGCAAAATTCATTAAACCTTTATCAACATTGATAATTTTAACATATTTTTTAATAAAATATATTGGATCATCGGCACATTTTTTAAATTCACGTATTTCTTTTTTTCCATAATTAATAGGAACATTTACACGTTTTAATTTTTGATTACCTAAGTAATAATAACTTTTGTCTGATATTGTTCCACTCATAATTAATCCTCTTCGATTTCGCCTTCAATTTCATTATCAGAATTAGTAGTTCCTTTAATTTGTTTTAACATTTCATTAGTTGTTCCAAAGAAAAATTGTTGTTGCACCGAACGATTATCATTAAATACTTTAACTTTATTTTCTCTAACATTAATATCAACTAAATCTTTATTAGCATCAACTACAGTTCGTAATAAATTAGCAAGAACCTCAAATGCACGAGGATGTTGTGATTGTTGGGCAATAGTTAAAAGATCATCAACAGCTTCTTTACCACGAGTAATCATTTCTTTAATATTATCTTTTGCTACATCAATATCTTCAAATTTATCATTATCAGGAAGGGCTAATTGTTTTTTAATATCTGGGGAAGGTAATCCTAATGCACGAGAAATTTTATCATCTTTATCTTTATCCATTATATTATATCATCCATAGTAATACTAATTCCATAATCATCAGTTGCTTTTATTTTATCTATCGAAATAGAAATAGCAGAATTATTTGTTGGTTTTCCATTTGCTGTCAATGCTGGTGTAATGTACATAGCTGTAACTGGTGTTGCATTTACCAAAATAGAAACAACATTTGCCCTATTTAATGTATCTTTAGAATATAATGTATTAGATGTATTAAATGAACCTTTAACTTCCATTACTTGAACAATTGTATTGCTACTATATTTTACTACACCTTGGGCAGTAATATATTTGCCATTAGTTTGATATATTATATCACCAATATCAAATGCAGGATTATTATCAGAATTTACAAAAATATCAATGGTATTCCAAAGATCGTCATCATATAAATTTATTGTAGTTCTTTTAATAATACCTTTAGATTTAATTGGTCCATATAATTCAGCTTTCATTAAAAATTGAATAGTTGACATAATAAATCTTGGCTGACCAATTTGATTTTCATACCGATCATTTACTGTTACATTTGCTATTGAAACTGGAATATCTTTAGTAATACCTAATTCTGGAATCAAATTAACTGAAGCAGTCCATTCTGGAGCAAAAAAAGGAAAAATTTGTTCCATTATTTGTAAATTTTCTTCTACAGTTTTGGTATAAATTGTTAGTGCAAATGTAATATTATATGGAATTGCAGATTGAGTATAATCTAAATTATTAGGATTAGTAGTATTTAATGCTACAATTTTTTGTTGAACAGATATTTTTCTTTGTGCATCATATTGAATATTTGTAATTTCAAATGACATACGTGGAAGAACTATTGCAGTTTCGCGTTTGGCATCAGGGTCTTGATTTAATCTGGTAATCCATGCGCTTTTAGGCCCATAGGCAAGAGGAACATTAAACCATTGCACCACATTATCATTAGCATCTGTACGCTGAATGAAAATATCATTAAATAATGAACCAAAATAAATTACATATTTACGAAATAATTTATGATAAAAATAATTATTTTTTAACATTAAACTTCTCCAAATGGATTTTTCTCATTAAAATTAATTATTTCATCCGATTCATTTTGTATTATTTCATTTTGAATATTTAATTCCATTCCTACATCTTTAACAGTTTCTATTTCAATAGATTCACCATCCTCAGTTTGTAAAATAGAATCTGTTTCAGTAGTTAAAGAATCAGAACCAGTATTAGCAATTGAATAATGAGATATACGAGTATCAATTTCTGGAATACCAACATTAATTCTTTCTGAATTATATTCTATTTTATCACATTTAATTTCATACACATATTGTTCACCCAATGTAAAAAATGGTGCGCGATTATTAACATATTTAATTTCAAAAAAACTTCCCTCTATAGGAAAATATATAATATCTCCTTCTAGTGGTCTTATATTATTTTGATAATGACCAATTTCTTCTTTATATCTTTTCTTTGATAAGCAAAAACTCATACTATCTCTAATTTCAAGACCAAATTTAGATAACATATCTCCATTACCTTGAAATCCCCCATAATCCTTTGGATAGGCTTCTATAGTATATGCTTTATCAAATAGAGATAATAAATCTTCTTGAAAAATATCATCTAAATTAACAATTGTTTTGGGTAAATATTTTATATCAATACCATATATCTTAATTGATTCTGCTACCAGACTTTCAATTAAGTTTTGTTCTTGCCCATAACTTTTATTAAAAAATTTATTTATTGTCATTATGCCAATAGATCAACTACTGGAAGTGAATAAGAAGAAATCATTTCGCTTTCTAATTCAGCAATTTCTCTTTCGGCTTCCGCCAAAATTTTATCACCATTAAATGTAATTCCCCCCATTAAAGGAATATTAGAATATTTTGTTAAATTACTTCCCCATTGTCTTTTAATTAATGAAGTAGCATATTTTGCTAACCATCTATCACCCCATGCATCAGTATATACTGTGGGATCAACTACTTGATATGCTTCTACAATGATATAACTACCAACTTTAATTTTTGCCCAACTCATATCAATATATAATTTATTGATATGACGATTATATCTAATTGGTTGTTTTCCTACTAAAATTTCTTCATACATTCTAATACGTTGAATGTTCAAATAATAAGGTACAATTGAATCATTAGTATATTGATAAAGATCATTAAGTGCAATTTGGTATCTAATATCAAACATATTTGCACTGGCGATTGCGCTGCCAATATCAAAAATGTTTACAACTCCAATTATATTTTCTGGTATAGTTAAATATTTGTTAGCTACATCAGTTTCAGTAACTTGATATTTAAGATACATTTTTTCAGCACCATCAAAATGATAATCATAATAATATTTCAATGCTTCATCAATTCTATCTTGTACTTGATCATCAGATACATTAATTTCAATTACTGGTTTACCTAATTTACGTAAACAATATTCAATTAATTCGTCGCGTGATGATGGAATAGTCATTTTTATCTCCTATTAATATTGATTAGATATATGAGCATTCCATATATGAACTTTTTCACCACTATCATTAGTGTATATTTTTGGTTCAGGATGAATTTTTAATTCAGTATTTCTTGCAATAATAGTTTCATGTTCTGTTGGATGATTAGAATGTTGACTAATATGAGTTGCCCAATCATTGGGTTTTAGTCTAATATGTAAAATATGTCTATCGGGGGTATCACCTATATTTCTAGTAAAAAAATTTGCAACTTGTTTATCATGTGTTGCTGATGTATATGCAGGTAAAAATACTGTTGAATCTTTTGATTTTAATTTTTTTGCTGGATCAAATCCAATTCCAGAATATACAGATAAATGATTACCAATCGGATTTTGTGTAATTTCATCCATTTTATTAGAAAAATGTGCAACATGGTGAGGAACAGATGTTGATGTTCCATATTTTTTTATTAAGGGTTTATTAATACCAGAACTATCTTGTGTATATTGATTAATATACTTATGATGATCATCAGTAAATTTTGGTGAATTTGCTGCTAATTTAGATGAAATTTCTTCTGATGATTTTGATATCACTTCATGGTTTGATAAATGTGGGTTATCATTTTGTAATAACCATTCACTTATATGTGGGTATCTTTCTGTTTTTTCTTGGATATAATTTTCTGTTACCGCCGAAACATGACTATTTTTAAAATGAATAGGATGTTCTGGAACATATCTATTTTTATCTTTTTTAAAATCTTTAAATGTTTTCATCTGTTATTCTCACTACGTATTGTTTTCTATTTGAAATTTTTGTAATTAAAGTAATACGATTATATATTTTAATTCTATATTTTTGTGTATCGGGAATATGTATAATAAACATTAATATGATACCTGTGGACTGATTGTTATAAATCCTTCAACAATACGTATTACTGTATTAGAAGAACTTGTTAATTTAACATCATACTGATATCTATCAGAATAACTCATATTAGCAGTTTGGTTTGCGGTTAATGAAGCACGAACAATTCCGTTGGAAAAACAATTTACAGTCATAGTAACAGCAGTATTTGAACTAATGAATTTACGTGCTTTTCCTGTTCCGGTATAAGTTGAAACATCTAAAGTATTATTGGAACTATCTTTAACTAAAAAATCTACTTCAAATGTAGTTCCTTGATCTATTACTAAATCTATTTTATCTGCCATTTATTTTTCCAATTATTGTATTATTTGTTATTTATATGATAAAAAGATTTATCTATAATATCTTTCCATTTACCGATCCTATCAGTTCTCCAAACAGTTACATCATCATACCAGTTACATTTAGTTCCATTTGATGTGGCGTTCCAAACAAAATAATCATCTGGTCTTGTATATACAAATGTTTTATTGCCTATTGCCCCCGATCCATGAGCCACACTTGAACAAGATGTAAATAACATTTCGCTTAAATATAAAATAGCTAATGTATCATTCCATGTTTTCATTTCATGTCTAAAATCAATTACATTAGGTGGATTATAATCAGTTTCCATACAAATATTTATAATATTTTTATTATATAATTTTGTTAATAAATAATCAATAGGAATATCTCTAAAATAATTTTGAGAATAATTTTTACTTCCTGTCCAATTAATACAATAAAAAGGCATAATATTTTTTAATTTATTTTTCCATTTATCAATATATTTTTCATTTGGTTTAATATAAGAAATAGGAAATATTTTTATTATATTTAATAATATTGGTAAATCCATCGTAGGAATCCAATAATCATATTTTTCATTTTTATTAAATGGAATCAATCCAGGAAAATTTTCAATGAATACGTCCAGTAATGTATTATCGGTTAAATAATGAACTTCTTTACATTTTGTTAAAATTTCGGGTATCCATCTAGAAAATATTAATTCATCACCAAGACCACATTCTCCTACCAAACATATTTTTTTATTTGTTATATCTTCATTTACCCATCTTGGACAATCTGGCAACATATTCCATTTAGTATTTCCAATCCATAATATATTTCCTATAATTTTTCCTTTTTGTAGGAATCTGAAACCATGGGAATAATTTTTTAATCTAAACATATGTAAAGATAAATCATGATATTTTTCAAATGATTCATTTTGCATGTTTAATATTATATTTAATGATTCGTCAAATAATCCTGCTTGTAAATAATAATCTGATAATTGTCGTATATCTTCAGTAGTTTTACTTTTAGATAAACGCATATATTCTTTATATTCATTTAATGCATTTAATGGGCGAAATAATCTACTATAACAAGAAGCATTATTTTTATGAATATTTGGACTTACATCATATAATAATGCTTGTGTTATTTTATTTTGTTTTAATGCTTTTATAAAATTATTTTCATTAAAATATTTAACCGCTAATGCATCGCTATCATTAGCAGAAATCATTTAATATTTGCTCTACCCGGTTTAAATATATGAATTAAAAGTATAACAGATTGAGCAACATTACATTGAGTATTGAGAACAAAATAAAGTTGATCTTCAGTCATTTCTTTATTGCGAACTTTTTCTTCCCATAAAGGAACCCATTCATGTTTCATATCAACAATTTCAATATCAATATCATGAATTAATGCCAATGGTGTTTCTGCACGTTTTTCTTTTTTAAATTCTAATGCTCTTTTTTGATCAAATAATCTAAAAGTTGTATGCGTTAAACGTCTTACATGCGTAGGATCATCATATGCAATATCACATCTATGATGAGGAAATTGAATTTCCCAAACAGCATTATCAGTTGAAACTCTATACATTTCTTTTAATACATTAATAAAATCAGTTGGGGTATTTCCTACATGCTCTAAAATATCTTTTGCCACAATATGATCCACTGAGTTATCTTCAAATGGCCATGGAAAATTCATTAAATCATGTAATATATCAGGTTCAGTAGATTCTTCATTATCAATGTTAATAAAATTATCTATTTTTGACCCGCCACACCCAAGATTTAATTTTAATTTTTTATCTATGGTTACTTCAGGAAATTCTATTGATTGTAAATTAAATTGTTTTTCTAAATCTTTATATAATAAATTAAATGTATCCTGCCATTCTTTTGGTTTTTTCTGTCTATACAATTTTACTGAAGAATAATATGGGGAGGTATTTGATTCTGGTGCATTCCATGCCCAAGTATGATAGGGTAAAATTGGAACAATAACCCAAGTTGGTTTACCCATTGCTGCTGCGGCATGAGCAATAGATGTGCAACTTGTAATTACTAAATCCATCTTATCAAGAGCCGCTAATGTATCTTCCCACGAAATAAGAAAATGTTGAAGGTCAATGATATTTTCTGGTAATTCAACTATATTGTTGTCTCTCTGAAAAGAATATAGTTGAATTTCAAAATAATTGTTTAAATTAGTAAGAAATTTTGGTGGAAAAATACGGAATTGTTGATGTTCAAATTTTGGATTACCAGCCCATCTAATTCCGATATTAATTTTTTCTTTTTTAATTAAATTATTCCATACCTCTGAACTTACAGAATTTACTGTTAAATAATTTCCTTTATTTATCGTATCAAAAGTATTTCCTAATACCCACCCAGCGGAAAATGCGGGCAACCAATAATCATGGGCAATAGTATGGGCTTTGTCTCTTGTTAATACGCCATCAACACCGGGTATTCTTTCAAATACAGACATTAATTCTAATGAGCAAGCAACAAATACTTTACTAAACCCTTTTTCTTTAAATTGATTAGCATATCTTACATGAATAATTTCATCGCCTAAACCCCCCTCAAGAGATAAAATTATTGTTTTGCCTTCTGCTGAATGAATTTCTGGATTCCATAATGGTGCAGCAGTATTTAAATAACCGTTTCCATAAACACTAATAAATCTACCATTTTCTAGAAGTTGACAGCCTTCTTGATATTCACCATTTTTTAATTTGAACCATCCCCGATTAAATGAATGTCTAATCCATAATTCATTATTATCTTTGGTATTATCTGGTCCTAAATTTTGTAATTCTTCGCAAATTTTAAACGCTTCATCAAATTTGCCATTTAACATTAATGAAAGTTCTTCATCAATAGGGTGCATTATGTATTCTCCATATTATATTGTATTTCAGCTATATTTATTATATCGGTATGGCCAAACTAAATGCCGAACCAGCAGAAACAATTGACCAAGAAGCTGCGGAAGGTCCAGATACTAGAACAGGTGATGATTTTGATACTAAGGTATTGTCACCTAATTGTCCCGTAGTGCCTAAACCCCACGCATATAAGAGATTTGTTGATGTTATAGCCAGACTAAATGATAAACCAACAGATACAGATGCCCAAGAAGTTGTTGCAGGACCAGATACTAGAACAGGTGATGATTTTGATACTAAGGTATTGTCACCTAATTGTCCGTAAGTATTACTACCCCACGCATATAATATTCCTAAAGATGTAATAGCTAATGAATGAGTAATACCAGAAGCTATAGTTGACCACGAAGTTGTTGCAGGGCCGGATACTAATACGGGCGATGATTTATTTGTAAGAGTATTATCGCCCAACTGTCCTACAGAATTACCACCCCAAGCGTATAGTATTCCTAAAGATGTTATAGCCAAACTAAATGATGAACCAGCCGATACAGATGCCCAAGAAGTAGAAACCGGACCAGATACTAGAACTGGTGTTGATCTTGATGAAATGGCATTATGCCCTAATTCTCCTGAAACACCCAATCCCCAGGAATATAATCTTCCTAAAGATGTAATAGCTAATGAATGTGAAACGCCAGCAGATACAGATGCCCAAGAAGTTGTTGCAGGACCAGATACTAGAACAGGTGATCCTTTTGATACTTGGCTATTATCCCCCAATTGTCCGATATCATTAACACCCCAGGCCCAAAGTCTACCCGATATATCTATAGCTAAAGTATGATTTGATTTTGTATTAACTATGGACCAAGAAGAATTACCAACTTGTATAGGTGATGTTACATCAGAATATTGATCTAAATAATTAATGCCCCACAAATATAATTTTGAACTAGTATTTAAAGCACCACATAAACAATAACCGAATGGTGCATCTTTGGATAAAGATATAATTGACCAAGATGTTGTTGTAGGACCAGATACTAATACAGGCGATGATTTATCAGTTGTTGAAGCAATACCTAATTTACCATACCTATTACTACCCCACGCATATAATAACCCTAAAGAACTTATGGCCATACTCATTGGATAGCTGCCGCCGCCAGCAGATACAGATGTCCAAGATGTTGTTGCAGGACCAGATACTAATACGGGAGATGATTTAAATGTAGTAGTATTATCTCCCAATTGTCCAATACCATTTGCCCCCCATGCATATAATATTCCTAAAGTTGTAATAGCTAATGAATGAGTACTACCAGCAGCTATAGCTGACCATGAAGTAGAAGCTGGACCTGATACTAATACAGGGGATGATTTATTTGTAAGAGTATTATCGCCCAACTGCCCTGAACTATTAAATCCCCATGCATATAATTGGCCTGTTGATGTAATAGCCAAACTAAATGATAAACCAGCAGATACAGATGCCCAAGAAGTTGTTGCAGGACCAGATACTAGAACAGGTGATGATTTTGATATAATACTACTGTCACCTAATTGTCCCGAACCACCCAATCCCCAGGCATATAATATTCCTAAAGATGTAATAGCTAATGAATGATTACTACCAGTAGATATAGCTGACCATGAAGTAGAAGCCGGTCCAGATACTAATATAGGCGATGATTTTGATATAATACTACTGTCACCCAATTGTCCTGAAGTGCCTAAACCCCATGCATATAATTGACCCGTAGATGTAATAGCTAATGAAAATTGACGACCGGCAGCTATAGCTGACCATGAAGTAGAAGCCGGTCCAGATACAAGAATAGGTGAATATTTTAAAATAGTTGTATTATCACCTAATTCACCTGAACCATTATCTCCCCAGGCCCATAATGTACCATCCGTTTTAATTGCTAATGTATGTGTATAACCATGGGATATTTTTGACCAAGAAATAGAAGTTGTTACTGCTACTGGAGATGATGTTTCTGAAAACACTGATCCAAGACCAAGCTGCCCATAAAAATTATAACCCCAAGCCCACAATGTATTATCAGATTTAATAGCTAAAGTATGATTTACACCGGCTGTTACTGCTACCCAAGAAGTGCCAGATGGTGCAGAAGTTAATATAGGTGAACTCTTGGAACTAAGTGTCTGATCACCAAGTTGTCCGTAACTATTATCACCCCATGCGTATAAGGCTTTTGATATAACAGGCACCGATTTTTTAGAACCACTAGCTATTAATAATTTTTCAAGTAACATACTTTATAATCACTTATGGTTTATTTGGAAAAATTATGTTTTGAATTTTGAAAGTCATATCATAATTTTGATCATATATTTCAGGTAAATTTCTCAATTGTTGTCTATATTCTAACCAAGCATTTTTCCATTCTTCTGATTTTATATTTTGTATATCTGGGAGTTGTGTCCAATCACTTTCATTTAATAGATCATTTCTCCTACTTCTTAATTCATTCATGAAATATTGTTTGTGTTCTTGAAATAATGTATCATCATCTTTTGGATTTTTATTCTTTATTTCAGTATTTTCAATAACAACATTTCTTTTTTGATTTAATTTATAATAAGTATCGCCATATTCTTGATTGTCGAGAAGCGGTTTTGTTGTATTTTCTACTGGATACCAACCAAGATCACGTAAAGTTTTTAGATCACTTTCTAAAGCAAAAAAATTAGAAATATTTCTCCAGTTTTGAGGAATATCGTGATAAAGTTCAACGACTTCATTGTTTTCTAAATATGCCCAATTAGCCATTAGATATTTTGTCCTGATATAAATGCGTTATAAGATGTACCGTTATCAATAGTGAAAAATGTTAGAATATCTTTCTTACCATTTGTAGAAGTTATTGATGGCGCTGAATTATTTACCCATTTTACTGAAGCTGGCCAAGCAATAGTTCGTGCTGTACCATCAGCAGTTAGTATTAATATAAAACCAGTGGCTTTATTAGAAGTAGCTGGAGCATTACTTATAGTTAATGTTGTTATTGAAGAATTTAAATTAACATTAAAAATTGTAGAATTAGATAAATCTAATGTAAGAGCACTTGTTGCAATTGTTGGCGCGCTTACAGTCTCTACTATTGTTTTAAAATCGGACCAATTATTAAATACTGTATTACCACTAATTGTTAATCTATCGCTTACTGTAGTATTTCCACTAACAATTAATGTATTAGAAATAGATGTATTACCAGATGTTGTAAACAATCCAGAAACGGTGGTATTTCCATTAACAATTAATGTATTAGCAATAGATGTATTACCGTTAACTGTTAATCTATTGCTTAATGTGGTATTACCTGTTAATGTAGTTAAACCAGAAACAGTAGTATTACCGCTAACAATTAATGTATTAGCAATAGATGTATTACCATTAACTGTTAATTGTTCGTTTACGGTAGTATTTCCAACAACATTAGCGGTACCATTTACAGTTAATTTAGCATTAGTTGCTGTTGTTCCAATACCAATATTTCCACCTACAGATAAAGTAAATCTTTCTGATGTTCCAGATTCCAAAATTCTTAATTGTCCGCCATTAACGGCTTGTAGTCTCCAATTATTAGTAGCCGAGATAAAATCAATAATAGGACTAGTTGCATTTATCGCTACTTGTTGTCCTAATATGGTAGTATTACCATTAACAATTAATGTATTAGCAATAGATGTATTACCACTTACAGTTAATAAATTAGATAATGTGGTATTACCAGATGCCGTAAATAATCCACTTACTGTTGTATTTCCATTAACAATTAATGTATTTGCAATAGATGTATTACCTGCTGCATATAATAATCCACTTACTGTTGTATTTCCATTAACAATTAATGTATTAGCAATAGATGTATTACCATTAACTGTTAATCTATCAT